GTCTATATTGATGCGCCAGCGATTAAACGGATAGGGCGCTTAATTAAAAGGAATCGTGATGATTATGATACTGCTGAAGTAATAATGAAGAGGATTACTAAGGACGAAACAAATATGCAACAAATTAGAGACATATGTTTCAATATGCTTGGACACGATAAAATTAAGTTTTTAGAGTCACCAATTAATGGGAATACTTCGGCAGAGGTTGATAGGGTGATGACACTACTTAGGATGATGGAGGAGTAAATGTCCGTATCTGTATATTGTGCTGGGAATGTTGATAATAATACTGATAGACTAGCCTATTATGATTTAATTAATGATTTAATTAATAAAGACCAAAATGTTACATTATTTATGCCAGGTAGGGCATTTACACCAATTGGTGATGTGGACCCAGATTATATAGTTGATGTTAATCGTTTGGCCTTAGAAAGAGCCAATATTGTTGTAGTGTATATTAACGGAACGCCAACTGTTGGTACATGGATAGAGGTTTCGTGGTGTATAGACAATAAAGATAAATTACATCAATCGGTTATTTTGTGCGCGGACGCAGATGTAAAGATATCAGTATATATGAAATGGGTCGCCAAACAATTTAATACTAGATGGATTACTAATTATAGAGAATTAGGGAATATTTTAAATAATAAGATTGTGCAGATAAATGCTGAAAATTTTATAGAGCTCACAGAGGAGTTTACGCTTGGTGAGTCATTGAATATTTGTGAAGGAGGAGAGTTTAATGAGCAATAGGCTACAGGTAAAAGTATTAGATAATGCGGCATTTATACCCCCGGTATTAAAGCCAGCCCGAGAAGGTGATATAGGTTTAGACTTGGTTGTATGTATTGAAGAAGAGAAAATTATTGTCCCGAGTGGTGGTATGATAAATATCCCAACTGGAATTAGTATAAAATTGCCCTGGGGAACGTGGGCATCAATCAGACCTCGTAGTTCAACATTTGCTAAAAAGAAGTTACTTATTATGGATGGGACAATAGATGAGGGCTTTACTGGCGCTTTGCTTGTGTTTGCATTGAATCCCAATAAATATGATGTAGTGGTTAATAGGGGAGACCGACTGGCGCAGTTAGTGCTACATCAATCGGTTGTATATCGTATAGAATATGTTGATGAATTGCCCAAGACTGAACGAGGTGAGAATGGTTTCGGAAGTACAGCGGGATTTTCAGAATAACAAGATGGGAGACTATAGATGCACTTAAGCCAAAATGCTCTTACGGTACTGCGTAGAAGGTACCTTCGTAAAAAGGGGTCTACATATGAAACGCCAGAGGAATTGTTTTCACGGGTAGCTAAGGATATAGCCAGTTGTGAAGAGCTTCCCAAGAAGAAGAAAGAAGAATTGGTTGAATCATATACTAACATGATGGCCAATCTAGAATTTTTACCAAATACCCCAACATTAGTAAACGCTGGTACTGGGAATGGATGTTCCTATCCAGCGTGCTTTGTGTTGGATGTCCAGGATTCATTAGATGATATTTTTAGTACTTATCGCAAGGCTGCCTTAATTCAAAAGGCTGGTGGTGGTGTCGGGATGGACTGGTCTAATATTAGACCACGAGATACTATTATTAAGTCAACCGGATATAAGACTCGTGGTGTTGTTCAGTTTATTAAAATTTATGCTGATGCAATGTCAGTAGTTGATCAAGGTGGTATTAGACCATCAGCCAATATGGGTATTTTATCTGTCCATCATCCAGACATTCTTGAATTTATTAATATGAAGCATTCTGGTGCTGCGCAGAATATGAATATTTCAGTTGCTGTTACCGATGAATTTATGAAGGCAAGAGACGAGGGTAAGAAATATAATTTATATTTTCCTGTCTATGGTAATAAAGAGAAAGTCGGAGAATTAGATGCCAAAGAAGTATGGGATAAGATTGTGTCGATGGCGTGGCGTATTGGTGACCCAGGTGTATTGTGGATTGATAGAGTTAATCGTGACAATCCAACGCCATCGCTTGGGATTTTGCGAGCATCAAACCCATGTGTCGTTGGAGATACACTAATTGCCGTTGCTGATGGACGTAATGCGGTTAGTATTAGACAATTAGTTGAAGAGGGTAATGATGTGCCAGTGTATTCACGTAATTTGGAGAATGGACAGGTAGAGATCAAATGGGGCAAAAATCCTAGGCTTACGGGAGAAAAGAAGGAAGTTTGGAAGCTCACACTCGATGACGATTCGACGGTTATTGCGACACCAGATCACAAATTTATTAGGCGTAATGGTGAGAAGGTAGAACTTAAGGAGTTAAAAGAAGGCGATAGTTTAATGCCATTTAATAGTAATAGTGTTGCCAATATACATAGGCATAGAGATAAATATAAATATAATAAAAACTTAGATGAGGCGGTTCAATATTATAATCATAAAGTAAAATCAGTGGGATTCTATGGATATGATGATGTATATAATATAACTGTGGATGACAATCATAATTATGGGATAATAACGAGCAAAAAAGATGGTAAATTTGTTGTTTCTAGTGGTGTGTTTGGGCGAAATTGTGGTGAGACAATATTATATCCCTCTGAATCATGTGTATTGGGGTCTATTAATCTTGTTGCTATGCTAAAGAAAAAGGTTGATTCAGAAGGTGTAGTTATCTATGAGTGGGATTATGAAAAATTAAATAAGTTAATACCATTGGCTGTTAGGTTTTTGGATGCTGTGCTTGATGTTAGCCCACAACCTCTTCAAGAGATTAAAGATGCCATCATGAAGACCAGAAAGATTGGTCTTGGTGTCATGGGTTTTGCTGATGCACTTATTAAGATGCGGATTCAATATAATTCAATGCAAGGGCTAGAGCAAGCAGAACATATCATGGGGTATATTAATACTCGTGCGATTGAAGCCAGTATTGAATTAGGCAAAGAGAAAGGCATATTCCCAGCTTGGGAGTTAGATAAGATTGGTGAGGCCCGCAGAAATGCAATTGTTACTACCATTGCCCCAACTGGGTCAATAGCTCTTATTGCTGGTGTATCATCAGGCATTGAACCTTTATACGCCGTTGCATATAATCGTATGGCGTTTGGCGATAAAAAATTGAGTGAATTGCATGGCGATTTTGATGAGGAAATACGTAGACGCAATTTAAATATCCCAGATCTATTTGATGTCATATTTAATGAACACAATGGATCAGTACAGAAGATGAATATACCAGAAGATATTAAGTATATATTTGTTACTGCACATGATATTGCTCCCGAGTGGCACGTACGTATGCAAGCAGCATTTCAGAAATATGTTGGTAATTCAATTAGTAAGACTATTAATATGAAGAAGGACGCAACAATAGAAGATATTGATGCGGCATATCGTTTATCATATAAACTTGGTTGTAAAGGTGTAACTATTTATCGTGATGGATCAAAGGGTGTGCAGGTTTTGACTTCCGGACAACAGGCCAAACCAATTGAGCAGAATGGTGGGTTTGGGCCAAGAGTTAGAATCGAGGCCCCAACTGGTCGTACATATGAGATACCTTTTGGGTTCGGTGACGCACTAATCACTGTCAATGAAGATGATATTGGGTTGTGTGAGGTTATTATTAAGGCCGGGCGGTCCGGGTCACCGATCGCAGCAGAAGCCGAAGCACTTGGTAGGTTGGTATCGTTACTTATGCGGTGTGGTGTGTCTACAAAATATATCACGAAACAACTTCGTGGTATCTCCGCTGGGGAGACGGCTTTCTATAAGGGTGGGCGTACCATTACATCATTATCTGATGCCATATGTGTGGCGATAGAAACTCATGTAGGAGCAAAAGAGAATAAAAATAAATTGGTTCAAAATAAGGATAAACATGATTCAGCGATTACATATAAACAAGCTTGTCCTGAGTGTGGAAATCCCGTAGTGCATATGTCAAAGTGTATAGAGTGCTCGGCTTGCGGATGGAGTCGCTGCAAATAAAATGATTAAAGACGATCCAAAATATAAGACTCCGTACAATATACGCTTATCCAATAAGCGTAGTCGTAATAAGAATAAGGTGAATATTAAATTAGACCCCATTATTAAAAAAGGAGAATAAATGAGCGCTAAAAATCTTTGGGATGTTAGTAGTATTGATGACATTGACTCACCAGAAGTTTATATGGAAAATGCTAAGATGGGGATAGTCCGCATACAGATAGAAGTTTTAAAAATGAAAGAATTACAACGTACGAATGAAAAGTTAGATAGGTTAATAACATTGTTAAGTATTAAACCAACGGCAAAAACTAAGGCAGGAGCCCACGAGGAGGGTAAAAATAATGACTGAATCAAAAGAGAGGGTTCATATGGTAGAGATGGAAGCAAAGATTGACAAGAAGTTCAAGGAATTCGAAGTAAGTATTTTTCAGACACTAGGATTGATTGACCCCTATTTTCAACGTATTGTGGGTGAGATGATTAATAGACACAAGGAAGCCGTTATTCAAATTGTTAATTTAGAGATTGATGTTATTGAGGGAACTCCTAATGTGGAAACTAAATAATATGTCATGGAACTACCGCGTAGTTCGTAAGCGCACTTATCATGGCAAATGTTTGAATGAGAATGTGCAATTTGCTATTTATGAAACTTATTATAATAAAGATGGTGTACCTACTGCCATTACAACGGATTATATGTCACCATATGGTGAAACATTAGAAGAATTAAAGAATGATTTGTCGTATATGGTTGCAGCATTAAATAAGCCAGTATTAAATTGGGAAGCTTTTAAGAATAAAGAGATCCCAGAAGACAAACCAATCAAACCACAGTATTTAGATGAATCCACTAATACGATAAAATAAGTAAATAATCGTATGGGGAGAATATGTCGCCATCCAAAATACAGCAAAAGTGTGTTCAATGTGGTATAGTATTTGAGAAATCTAAATTTAATCCATATTTAGATAAATGTGAAGAGCATAGGGGCAAGAAGACAGATAAGAAAATATCTAGGAAACAAGATGTTAAAGTGGTGTCTATTAAGCAATCTAAGAAGGAAGAAGTCCCCTCTATAATATTACCATCCCCACCTACTGTTCAATTTAAGAAAGCCGTATTAGTTATAGAGAAAGAAAAAATATTTATACATCTTTTGGGTCGTGGATGGAAATTATCTAATAATAATAAATTATATAAAAACACGGACAAGGTTAAAATTATTGCTACACTTGGTTCCGATAGTTCGCCATCACAAAAATTTACTGTTAGTTTTTGGACTGGCGATTCATTTAATGGGTTTGATGGAAGTTTATCAGTAGTAGATAAGGCCCAGTTAAAGAAATTACCAACAGATATTACTGATGATATAGAGCCCATACTTAATTATATATGGCCTGAGGAGAAGAAGGATGAGGAAGCGAGTAAATAAAAGAAAATTGTTATATACGCTTTCCGATCGGCAAGGCTGTGGAAACTATCGGTGTATGTTACCAGCCTGGTATTTACAATTAAATACTGATATATATCATATAGTTTGTGCTACTGAATTACAGATAGCTGATATGTATTGTTATGATATGATTATATTCCAAAGGCATTTTGAGGACAAAGTTAAACCGTTATGGAATGCCGCAAAGGAATCTGGTGCAATAGTGGGATATGAAACTGATGATGATTTCTTTAATGTACGGCCCATAAATCCTGCCTATAAGTTTATAGATAATAATGCTAAGCAAAATGTTAGAAATTTTATGAAATCAGCGGATGCAGTTATAGTTTCTACCGAATTTTTAAAGAATCAAATGAAATGTTATAATAGGAATATTTATTGTATCCCTAATATGATTGAATTAGACAAAAATTTTATTGCTCAGCGCCCATATAATGTTGATAAAGAAATACGCATAGTATATGCTGGAGGGCCTTCACATATTGATGATTTTAAGGGTGTAGAGGGAGCGATTATTAAGTTACTCGATACCTTTGGTGATAAGATTAAATTGTTTTTTATGGGATGGATACCAGCAGGGCTAAAGGATGATACTCGTATTAAGTATATACCTTGGTTACCAGTTAAAGACTATCTACAAACATTGGTATCTATTCAGCCACATATTGGTATAGTACCACTTGAACACAATATTTTTAATAAGAGTAAGAGTAATATTAAATGGTTAGAGTATACGGCGGTTGGTGCGGTTACAGTGGCATCTAATATTGTTCCATATCAAGAAGTTATTACTAATGGTGTAAATGGTATATTAGTAGAAGAGCAACGGCCTCGTGATTGGTATAATGCCATATCAGGACTAATTCATGCTCCAGGTAATATTAGATCAATGGTTATGGAGGCCATGAATACGATAGAAAAGAAACAATTGAATATTATAACCAGTACTTTATTACCAGAAACTATGGATGTAATATTTAATAATGTGTACGCAAGAAGAAACAGTAAGAAAGGATAACATGCAAGATTTCATACATTGCCACCAGCACTCATTTTATTCATTGATGGACGGCACCACATCACCTAAGAAAATAGTAGAGCATACCAAGAAGCTTGGGTTTCAGGGGGCTTGTTTAACTGACCATGGCACAATGTTTGGTGCCATTCCATTTTACGAGGCTTGCAAAGAGTTTGATTTGAAGTGCGGCATAGGCATTGAGGGGTATGTATCAAAAGAGAGGAAATTTGAAGGTAGAGAGAAACTTGGGCATATAGTTTTAATCGCTAAGAATCGTATTGGATATCAAAATTTAATAAAGATAGTGTCTGATGCTTTTGAATATTTTTATTATAAGCCAAGAATGTCATTAGATGTTATTGCCAGATTTAGTGAGGGCATTATCTGTTCAACTGCATGTTTACACGGGTTAATTGCTAGAGACATTTATAATGATAAAGCTGATGAGGCTGTGGCCACAGTATCTCGTTTAAAATCAATTTTTAAAGATGACCTTTATGTGGAAGTCATGGAAACCGGCGTACCAATGCAAGCTGGTTGGGTAGATGTTATGTTAGAAATGGCAGAAAAGTTTCATATTAAGCCGATTATTACTAATGATGTTCATTATTTAAATAAAAGTGATGCTGAAGTTCAGGATGCACTGTTATCACTTCAGTTTGGTACACATATTTTAGATAGAAAACGTGGGGTAGTATATGGTGAATTTCCAGACGACATAAGTAAGCCAGCTATTCTGAATGCTGAATATTATATGAAGACTCGTGGTGAATTAGAGAAGTTTGCGTCAAATATTCCTAAGGTAGCATTTGATAATACCATGGAGATCTATGAAAAGTTAGAAGATTATAATATAGAGTTCAAAATGGGTAAGTATATGCCAGAATTACCCAAGTCGTTCTTACCTGCAAACATAGAGACCAATGATGAATATTTAAAGACTCTTGCTTATGAGGGCCTTAAAACTAGAGGGGTTGCCACCAAGGAGTACAAAGATAGATTAGAATATGAATTGGGGATTATTTCGAAACTCAATTTTTCTTCTTACTTTCTAATCCTTGGTATTGTTATTAAGGAAGTGCGTAAAAGAGGGATCTTGATTGGACCGGGCCGGGGAAGTAGTGCTGGTAGTCTTGTATTGTTTGCTCTCGGGATTTCTGGTATAGATCCGATTAAATATAAACTCATGTTTGAAAGGTTTTTAAATCCCAGTCGTATTGATCTTCCAGATGTTGATATTGATTTTGAACAACGGCGGCGGCCAGAAGTAATTGAGATAGTTCAATCAATCTTTGGTGCTGACAAGGTATCTAAGATTGCAACATTTAATAATATGACTACTAAGTTAGCTATTCGTGAGGCCATCCGAGCAATAGAACCAGATCGTAGGCGAGTAGATGATTTAATTAAAGATCTCGGGGCATTGGATGAATTGGAACCCAAGGAGTTATTTGAAGAGACCGCCAAAAGAGAAGAAGAGAGTATCATATCTGCTATGGAGAAGATGAAAGCCTTTAAATCCCCACGTGTTGATAAAAGCTGGTATGATTTTGCTATGGGATTATCTGGTAATCCTAAATCGGTGTCTATCCATGCATCGGGAGTTATTATTTCAAAAGATCGGTTTAGTGATATAATACCAACATTTAAGGTAAATAGTGAGTCAGAAACAGCGCTTATGTGTGATATGTATGTCGCATCAAAGGTAGGGCTGGTTAAATTTGATTTGCTTGGCTTAACAACATTAGATATTATTAAGATCACATGTGAGTTGATCAAAGAAAATCACGGGGTTAATATTGACCCATATACACTTCCGCTTGATGACATGAAAACGTTTAAATTATTACAAGATGGCAATACGTGTCGTGTTTTCCAGGCTGAAAGTGATGGGTTTACAAATATGATGAAAGGATTGATTCCTACAGAATTTGAGCATATCATAGCCATGAATGCTTTATATAGGCCAGGGGCCTTGGCATATGATGAAGTAATCAAAATGTCTATGGCTGAGAAATATATAAGAACTAAAAATGGGTTGATGCCACCGACAAAAATTGACCCATGTATTGATGATGTTCTTGCGCCTACACATTATATGATGTTATTTCAAGAACAGATCATGGAAATAGCACGTAGGGTGGCTGGATATTCAATGGCCGAAGCCGATCATTTGCGCAAGGTTGTTGGTAAAAAATTAGTCAAAGAAATTGACGAAGAGGGTGAGAAATTTATAACTAGTGCTATTAGATTTGGCAAAACAAAAGAATTCGCTGAATATATATTTGGGCTTATTAAGCCATCAGCAAGGTATATGTGGCCGAAGGCTCATGCTGCGGCGTATGGTGTTATTACTTATATAACCGCATATTTGAAGGCAAATTATCCTACAGAATTTATGTGCGCCAATCTTATAATGACTGATTCAGACCAGCATTCAATTATAATAGCGGACTGTAAGAAATTGGGGATTAAGATCTCTAGGCCAAATATTAATAAGTCAAAACTAGTATTTTCTGCTTTCAAAGATACTATTTATATTGGCTTGTCTTCTGTGAAGGGAATCGGTGAATCATCGGCTAAAGTGGTTATTAAAGAACGTGAGATGAATGGAGAATATAAATGTTTTGCTGATTTTATTAATCGTAACAAAAGCGTCCCATCTAACCAGATTTCACAATTAGCATTGGCTGGAGCGTTTTTGTTTGATCCCACATTAAATAGGAAGGATATCGTTAAAAACATACAAGAGATTAAGAAATATGTACGTACTAAGAGTATAGCTATTAAAACTGCGACAATTAAATATAATGAATCTGGGGCATTTGACAAGCCAGCCTATAAAAAAGCAATGGAGAATGGGCAGATTAGTTTAGATCTACCAAATAATATGATTACTATGCCATGGTTTGTTAAGCAAGAAGAGTATGAGTCGGCTGAGATATTGGAAAATGAATCAGGTACTATAGGACTTCTTGATGTTGATCCAGTATTGGATTTGTATCAGGCATTAGCAGATTCAGTTGGTGCCATCTCCCTTACTAAGGCACTAGCATTACCAACACAATCAGTCGTATATATATATGGGATTAATAATGGGATTGAGGTTATATATCCAAAGAAAGATCAAACATGGAATAAATTTGGGTCAGTTTCTTTAATAGATCGAGAGGGATGTCATGATAGGAATATTAATGTTAATACGGAAGACTTAGATGACAAGATTATTAGTGGAGTGAATTATGGGTGTATTAAGACATCATTAGCCAAAAAATTTGCGCCAGTTATTTTGAAGGCAATAGTAAAATACAGTAGTAAGCGTGGCAAGGGGCTTACATTAATTGGTAAACCAATATTGCCACAATATGGTATTAAGATCAAGAATCTTGGGTTTATGAAGCAACCATCAAAAATGGAGGGGATGTTAATTAAGCAGGTTGTTGGTGATATTGTGAATCTCGATATATTGAATAATACTATAGCCAAAGCGTTAACAGATATTGTTGGGCAGACTATATATGCGGTAATTAGGGAGTAGACATGACAATGGTATCAGTCACCACAAATATTGAAGTTAATGTTGATGTACGAGATGTTATGAAAAGATATATAAATGAGAAATGTAATAAACCAACTGGGTATCATTTACATGACCAAATTCAATTTGCACTTAAAGATTTAGCTGATATATTAATTTCTTTAGGTAAAAAAGAAGGCATTAAAATTCGTGTGTCGTTTAACGACAAATGAAAGTACTACGATAAAATAAGAATGATTCAATATCAACGTAAATTAAAGTTAACCAAGGTTCAAGAGGCCCAGTTAAATACTTGGCTGTTTCATCTTACTTCTGTCTGGAATTGGGCTATTCGTAAAATTGAGTTAGATGCCAGGGATAAGGTTTATTATTCACGAAAAACATTTCAGAATTTACTCACTGGCCATAGTGGCAAACTTGGCATCCCCAGCCATACTATACAGGGCATGTTAGATCAAACTTGGTTATCTTGGCAACGTTGTTTTAAGAAAATTTCTAGGAAGCCAAGATTTAAGGGCCGTCGAAATAAGTTAAATTCTATCCCATTTCCAGACCCCATTAAACCACCCCTAAATAATAGGGTTAGAATGCCATTGCTAGGTTTAGTAAAATTCCATAAACAGGATATCCCTGAAGGCAAGATAAATTCAGGCCGCATTATTAAACGGGCTTCTGGCTGGTACTTGTGTTTAAATATAAATGCCCAACCTAATGTTATCCCTCATGTTTCTGATGATCAGGTTGGTATAGACCCTGGATATGTTACCTTACTTACACTTTCAACTGGTGAAAAGATTGAACACCCCAAGGAATTACAGAATAATTTAATCCGTTTGGGCCAAGCCCAGCGTGGTATAAATCGTAAACAAGTTGCTAGACTTCATGAAAGGATTAAGAATCAGCGCAAGGACAGAAATCATAAGATATCTCGTGAATTAGTGTCCAAGAATCAAGTCATTGCGATTAGTAAGGATAATTTGGGTGGTTTGGCTCGTTCAGGGTTTGGCAAGTCCGTGGGAGCAGCTGCCCACGGACAACTTCGATCAATGCTTTCTTACAAATGCCGTGCAGGCGGTAGAGAGTATATCGAAGTGCCATCTAAGTTTTCCACCATGACCTGTTCTACCTGTGGGGCGCGTTCTGGTCCAACAGGGAAATCAGGCTTGAAGGTAAGGTACTGGGAGTGTAACGTTTGTGGGACGGTTCATGATCGCGATGTTAATGCTGCGATCAACACTCTTATTGCCGGGCTGGGGATCAGCCACGAGAGCTATCGTGAGGTAGCGTCAGAAATTAGGGAGGTAGCCTGATGTCCAAAGTTTTAATAGTCGGAGATATTCATTTAGATTCACAATGGGTTAGTGACACCGATGAGTGTTTAGATAAAATTATTAAATTTGTTAATGAGCACGGATGTGAGAATGTTGTGTTGCTTGGTGATATCTATCATCGTAGAGATATACAGAAAGGCGGAGCAGAAGAATTAAGATTTCATAAATTCCTGGAGTCATTCCCTTATTGGACTAGAGTTCATATATTAACTGGTAATCATGATTTGTCAGATGATAGAAATTTATTAAGTGAAATAAAAACACTTGATTTGCATAGTAATGTATTTTTATATGATACAATGCAATCAACATTTCGTATTAAAGATGATATTGTTGCCGTTATGTTGCCGTGGGAAGTACATCGTAGGACTAATACGGTTGAATGGTTTGAGTTTAAATGTAATGATTTAAGAATGATGGGTATAAAATTCGTGTTGTTTGCTCATCTACCATTTGTTGAAGCAAAGTTTAATAATAGTAGAATGATAAGCAATCAATCTAAGAATTTTCCCTCCATTAAATCATTAGAAGCAATTCCAACTTTTGAGTTTGCATTTCTTGGTGATATTCATTCGCCCCAAGATATTGGTACCCGCGCATTATATGTCGGGGGCATTAGGAATTCAAATTTTGGAGAGAGTGGTGATAAGCGTGTTGTGTTATTTGATACAGACACAATGTCTGCCACCAATTTGTGGCTTGGGTGTCGTGATACACATATAGCAGAAATTAAGATGGCGCAACTTGAACATTATTTATTAGACCCGGTTATTAGTAATAAGATGGTAAAATTAAAGGTATCTTGTACCCAAGAAGAATATGAAAGAGGTATTGGTCCTATAGTTCATGATGCGTATGATTTAAAAATAGAGTATGAAATATCAGGCAAAAAAGAATTTAAAAGCCTAGATATAACTGATGATGAGAAAATGTTTCAGGCATATTGTGATACATTGTCAGATAAATACGGAAATGATATAATTGATAGAGTAAAAATTATTGGTAAGGATATCCTATATGGATGAAGCAGCGTTTAAAGAAAAGGTAATAGCGTTGTATAATCATAGACAAGAAATCGGGTGTCCTACAATGAAGTGTAAGTATTTACAGGAGATTATTTTAAAAGAAGTAGCAGATAATTCCTACGAATTATGTCTTGGTATAAGTGCCTTATTATTATTGCATGATATAGCGTTAAAAGATGAAATTCTTAGTGACATGGTGGCGTTAATGTCTAGAAATATGGTAAACCATAGTGTAAAATGTTCTAATGCTGTATTTGAAATTTGCCAAGCGTGTTCTGCCAGTAAATTAATTGATGGGAAGCAGATACAATAATGCAAATCATACTAAATAATTTTTTGGCTTTTGGGAATAATGTTGTCGTTGACATACCCCCTGGAGTGACCTTAGTCCGTGGTGATAATGGGGTTGGTAAGTCAGGCTTATTAGAAGGGGTTACTTATGCAGTTTGGGGTAAAGCACGTGGCACCTCCGAATTTCCTGGTGGTGACCATCTTATTCGTGATCTTACTGGAGATATGTCAGTAAGTGTTCAATTTCCATTGCCTCAACAAATCAAACTTACTCGGGGGCGTGGTAATAATACCACCAATCTTGATATTAATGTGTGTGGCGCAAATCAACAATTCGTTACCTTGGATGCTGGGGAGAAATTAATTAATGATATAGTTGGCATGGGATATGATACTTTTATAAAGACTGCTTATTTTCAACAGGGCAAGGATAAAGCGTTTTCCGAATTAACTTCTACCGAATCTAGAAAAAAGGTTGTTGAAATGCTTGGCTTGGACAGATGGCAGGAAAAGCAAGCTATCGCGTCACAGAGATTATTAGAGATTAAACAACAAGCATTAAAATATAAGACTAGTATTGATAATATCGATAGTAAGGATTTAACAACCAAGATAGAGCAAGCTTTATGTGATATAAAAGATACACACATTAAAATCAATATCCTTATACTAGAAACAGAGATTGCCAAAAATATACTAGCCAACGTACAAACCAATGCTGCATCGTTATTTGGTCAGATTAGTGCCATAAATACTCAAAATGCTCTAGAAGAAGAGAAATTAAGTAATTTATCAAAGATTAAGGTAGAGATTGAAGAATATACACAAAAGATGTGGAATATTAGAAAGCAATTAAAAGGGTATGTTGACCGGAGAATTGCGATAGATAAAGAGGTTGATAGTATTAATAACCAGATAAATTCGATCAATATTAAAGATATACTAAATAAACAAGAAAAAGATACGGCATTACTTGTATCATACAGGGCCGTATTTATTAATAAAAAGGAAGGCTTAACTGGGCTTATTACTAGGATCGATTTCTTAAAAAAACAAATAGATACTTTAAGTACTTGCGGTGATATGTGCCCAATATTGAGTGTAAAGTGTGAAGCATTATGTGGTGACAGACTACAACCTAGAATTGTTGCTATGAAAAATGAGCATGATCAATTATTTGCAGAGATCATAAGTATACGCCATGATATTGACGAATTACAGTCTAAAGTGATTTTATATGAGAATAATATAAGTAATTATGTTAATATTAAATCTTCATATGATAGTTTGTGTGGCAAGATATCTCCATTAGTGGTTGAATGTAATAATATAAATGAATTAATGGAATCTGCTCAGGCTAATGTAAATAATATAGATACTTTAATGAATAATGCTAATATTAAGCATGCATCAATATCTATAGAATTAATGCAAATTAAAGAAGGGGCCAGTATCATTATTGGGTTGCGTGATCAACATATCAAACTTCTTATTGATATCGCTTCATTCCAAGCCGACTTAAAAAGTAAAGAAGACCAGAACAATAAATTACAAGGTATTGTTTCGTCTAATGAGACTATGATAAGGGTAAACACTGAAAAACTTGCCGAACTTGAGAAGATTACCAAATTATATAATGAGTGTGTAAATGAGCAGTGTGTTTATGATGTATTGGTGTCGGCATTTGGCCCGAATGGTGTACCAGCGATGCAAATTGAAGCTATGAAGGACCAAATTGAGGTATTTGCTAACAATATATTACAATATGGTGGGCAAAAAGTATCGATAGCAATATTACTAAAGGAACCAAAGAAATCTGGCGAGGGTACTAAGGATGTTTTCAAGATTTTAGTTAAGAAGGGTGACAAGATATTACCATTATTTAGGTTTTCCGGGGGAGAGGCGTATTGGATAGACTTAAGTATTCGAGCAGCATTATTTTTAGTATGGCGGGTTCGTAATCCAGATAATATATTAGACATTTTAATGATAGATGAGGGTATTGGTAAGATAGATGATGGTAAGCGTAGAATATTAATAGACGTGTTAAAATATTTATCAACTAAGATTAAACGTATTTTGATTATTACACATTCTGATCTTAAAAATTTGGTTGATGAGTTTGATAATGTTATAACCATTAAAAAAGTAAATGATGTTAGTATAATATAAAGGAGATACAAATGACCCAGTTTAATTTTGGTAAATATTTTAATTTTCAGGGTGCAATTGCTTTGGTCGCTAGCCTTGCCTTGCTGGTGGGATCAGTACTTGGTGTTAATGCTTATTTTGCCAAAGAACGTGCTTTTCAATCATATGTTGATGTCACTGATAAAAGGTTCGTTGAAGCTAATACCAAATTACTGATCTACCAAGCAGAGCAATCAAAATCGTATGTACAGGAAAAGATGTGGAAAGTACAGGATAGAGTTGAACAGAGGCCAAGTGATAGTGTGGCCAGACAACGGTTGCGTGAACTAGAAGCAGAGAAAGATAGACTAGACATACGAATTAATGACTTAAAGAAAGGCAAAAACTAATGAAAAAATTCTTGATATTATTAATTTTATTGGTGCCCATTTCCTCTCATGCTATTAATTTAGAGAAGTTTGAATTAAGTGCTGCATTTACTATTCCCCACAACGAACCTATCATACAAGATATGGTGGCACGATATAAACTTGAGGCTGATGGAGGCATTAGATTTTGGAAACGCGTTACATTTGATGTGAATACAAAGATATGGTTTTTACAGAACTGGCGTACTCCGGATGTGGTAGGGCATGGATTCCCTGATGCATGGAAAGGATCGGATTGGGATTTTGAACGGGCACGCATTGACTATAATTTGAAACTTGGGGTTGATATTTACGGACCAATTCAGGTATTTGTAGAACATAATAAGTGGGACTATTTGACTGAGGCGAGACCACCAGCACAAATGTCTGAATATTATTGGATGACTGGTATTAGAGTGAAGGTGAAATAAGATGGAATTTGTGATATTTAGAGATAAATTTTTCTTATATTTTAAAAGTTTAGGATATGGTGTATCTAATTTTTTGCGTGGGATAGATATGCTAGTTAATGCAATTTTAGGTGGGGATGGAAAAGAAACGATCTCTAGTCGTCTAGGTAAGTATAGACATGGGCATCCTGGAGTGGAATTTATTGCTAGAATTGTGGATACCATTTTCTTTTGGGAAAAAGAACACACAAATAAACACGAGGATTCAACGGTCGGAGACAACCAAACATGGAACTAATAAAAGTATTAGATCATGGATATGTTAAAATATGTAGAATTGATGGGGTTGATGTCGATATTGAGAATTGTGCACGAGCTTCATTTGTTAAAGAAGTAGTGGTTGTAACTCCAGGATTTATTGAGCGACTAGCCAATGAAGGTCATTCGTCACCATTTCGAAGCGTTGGCATATGGGTCGAAGTGAAGATGCCACTATGTGTACGTCAACAATATTATAAACATGTAATTGGTGTTTCTAATGTTGAAGATGGGACAAATTGGAATGAACAATCTGGTAGAAATAAACGGGTTTACGAATTTTATTGCCCAGTGCCTAGAGAGCCTAAAGGAAAATGGGGCCAGGGGCAGGTATTAGAAGAGTATAAAGATGAATTTAAGGATGATTTAAATATTGCGTATGCCTCAGCTTTAAGTCTCTATAATAAATGGGTGGAACGTGGCGTGGCCGTAGAAAATATTAGGCAAGTTATCCCCTATGGTTTATATACTACTGTACGTAGTAGGATGAGTTTACAGGCAGCGTTTTATTTTTGGGAATCACGACAAGATAGTCATGCGCAATTAGAGATCCAAGAATATGCGAAGGCTATAAATATTATTTGTTCTAAGTATTTTCCTATATCATGGAATGCTTTAAAATTAGCCAATAAGAAGGATAAACCTAATGTCCGGTTGTAATAATTGCCCCAAATATAACAAATGTACAAAAGTCTGCCCCTACATTGAGAATTTGTTATATTCGCATACGCATAATATATGTAAATATAGTAGAGATGGATGTTATCATGATATAGGCACAGAATGTATGGCTGGCGATCCGGATAAGTTATACCAAAATTATGATGGTGAATATGGCACGTGTAATGAAGCCAGATGTTCAAAATTTAATGGATGTTCATTTGGGCACGAACATTGGGTACTGGGATGTGATATAGATACATGTGAAAATTATGATCAGATTGAAAAGGGGCAGGTGTTTAAGTATGGTATAGAGAGTGGGTTTAGAAAAGAGATAGCTTATGATCCTAGTGCAATTGAGATAGCCAAGCATAAACTAACTAATTATTTTGATATTGATGAAGACGAACAAAATGTGGTCATACCAGTTGGTAAAATTGAAGATATAGTGCATATTAATGGTTTAGATTGTGGTGTATGTAAGAGTAGAAATAAATGTTATGCGTTAACGTTGTGTAAGAAAATGGCCTCAGTACTAGCTGGTGTTATTAATGATAGTGTTGAGGGGGAATTTGAAAATATGAAAGTTAAATTATTATCTGGATCTAAATATGTTACGCCAGAAATTAGGTTAAAGTTAATAAAATTACTTAAATGTGAGAAGTTTCTATCAAAAAGACAGAGAGATGTATTATGGTTACATTTTATAGAGGGTGTTCACCAAAAAGATATTAAAGACATTTTATCAGCATACAGGTGTCTAGGAGATGGGTGTGTATTTTTCAGTCCTAAAAAGGTTGATGCTTGTCCAAGATGTGGATCGATTAAGTTTTCACATACCAATATTACATCACAGGCCGTTAATAGGTATATTAAGTGGGGACTATCAAATATACGCAAGAAATTTTTGATCGATTTGGATATGTTTGACATACCAGAATATGACAAGGTGTGTATTGTATGTGGGAAGTCATTTAAAACCAGGTATAAGCACCAACAATTTTGTATTGAAGAATGTAGAGTGAAATTATATACAAAGAAGCGTAGAGACATTCGTAGAGATCGTAGGGCCAGTTTACAAAAGACCCGGTATAAAGTTAAGGTTGTTAACCAGATAAAGTGTGCGAATCCAGCCTGTGGTATTTTATTCACACCTAAACCATTCCAAATATACCACTCTAAGAGTTGTCGATTAAGAGTGACTAGAACAAATTATACGATTCATATACCTGGCATCAATGATGTCAGTAGCCGTATTAAAAGGAGATGAGGTAATTCAATTTACGTATGTATAATAGAATATTATTTTCTTTGAAGACACAGGAATTAAACATAAATTTTGAGGTAACTAATGCCTATTATTTCTATTGAAGTCAAAGACGAGATTTGGGATAGGGCACTAAAACTCCAACCATCTTACGTAATAGCTCGTGATATGAAGTTAGATATTAGCGACGTTATCGACGTGATCGCTGAATATAAGATTATCTTGGATAGAAAAATCCAAGATAATCCTGACATATTAGACAAAAAACTCGATCATGTCCTAGCCGCACTAGACAATCTTGATTTGGTTAAAAAGGAAACTTGGATTTTATATCAGAATACTCCAGTTGATAATACTAATTCTAAATCCAAATTATTAAAATTAATCACAGAAGTTGAGTCACAACGTAGCCAGATATTACAGCTACTTGGTAGTGATAAGGATGCGATTACTAGGCTACAATTAGCCCAATCAACCCAAAATCAATTTATTAACATAGTAAAAGGCGTGGTATCTGGGTGCCCGAAATGTTTAGATGGGCTTAAGAGGGCTTTACAGTCTGGACGAATGAAGATAATTGTAGAGGATACTAGGCCAATCAATGTTGTTGAGCAAGAATTAATAAACGCCGTTCCCATAGGAGGCAATAAATGATTGCGTATAACACACAAAAATTTAGTCGTACATGTTCAATTTTTAATCCTAAGCCTAATAGTATTACTTTTGCGCGTAAGGTAGAATATTTAGACAGAGTTCGTTCTTTTAATAACCCTCTTTTGGTTATTATTGCTGATGATATTAATATATCTAAATTCCCAGTATTACCAGAAAATATTCAATTATATCCAACAAAATATGTTGATTACGAATTTACAATTATCCATAATAAAATTAACTATGGCCGTCAGCCAGCCCCAGATGAATATATGAGAAATGTTATTATCCATCCTACGGCAGTAATTAGTGAAGGTGTCAATGTTGCTATTTCGCCTAAGGGTGGTAAAGTACAAATTAAACACATGGGTAATGTTTTCTTTGGTGAAGGTGTTGAAGTTGGTGCACTTACTTTAGTCGAGCGAGGAGTACTTGATTCTACAACTATTGCAATGGGTGTAAAAATAGATGGACGATGTACTATTGGACATAATAGTCTTATTGATCAAGACACAGTGATTGCTACGGGAGCCATTATTGGAGGGTCGGCTGAGATTGGTAAAAACTGTTGGATTGGTCTTGGGGCGGTTATCCGAAATGGCATATCTATTTGTGATAATGTCATCGTTGGCATGGCGGCTTGTGTTACTAAGGACATTACTGAACCAGGTGTTTATGCTGGTATACCCGCCAAGCTAAAGGCCCCATATACGCCTAATTGGAATTTCTAATGGACAGAGTATGTTTTATTGGGGCGCATATTGATGACATTGAAGCAGGATGTGGTGGAGTATTAATTAACTATTGTGATAAGAAAGATATCCATATTAATTGTATTATTACCAATTCTGATGATCAATTTGGTGGAGTCCCCAGTACTAGAATGCATGAACAAGATATGGTGTTATCAAAATTGGGTGGTAATAAGATTCATATAAGATATTTTACAAAGATGTATACTATTGATGAAATGGTTGGGCAGATAGACATATTATCGCCAATGATTATATATGCGCCATATGAGTTTGATACGCACCAAGATCATATAAGAGCTGCACGTGTTGGGCTTTCAGTATCCAGAAAGAAGGATCGTATATTATTTTCATATCATAGTGGGTCAAGTTATAATTTTGTGCCAAATATTTTTAGCCGTATTAATAAAAATAGAAAAGAACTTTTATTGAAAATATTTAAATCACAGGTTAATACTAATCGTATATCTATTGGTCGTATAATAGCACAAAATAGATATATGGGTACGTTTCTTTCTGGAGATGATGTGTATGCAGAGGGGTTTCATTGTCATAGGTTTGAGTATAAAATATGACTAATAATAGCATATCACTAAACCTGATTTGTCAGAATGAAGAACAAATGATCGGTCAGACCGTACGTTGGTTGAAAAAATTAATGAATTCAATTGAAGGACCGACCGAGTTAATTATCGTTGATGGTGGTAGTACTGATTCGACATTAGATATCATAAATTCAGAAAAGGATGAAAGATTTAAGATATTTCATAATCCCTGGCCTGGATTTTGGGCTCAACGGAACTTTGCTATAGAGAAATCACAATTCAATTGGATTTATTGGACTGATTCAGATGCGTTGGCGTGTGATTGCCTTTTTAAAGATATCAATCAATTAGTGAAAACAGATAGATATTTAATATATTCATTCCCCAAGTTTCATTTGGCGAGTGATATATATCATATCTATAACACAGGGCCAGACCCATTAATAGGACTATTTAGAAACATACCAGAGATTAGATTTAAGAAATCACATCTTGGGTTGGAGGATTTTTATTATAATAACGACGTAATTTTTGGGGCACATTTTAAGTACTCATGGCAGCGATTACATAATAATGTGTGGGCCATTCATTTTGAATCATTAAAGAGTATTGATTTGTTACTCACAAAATATAGAAAGTATGCCGCAGTGCCAGGTAATCCACATTATGGTAAAACTGACGAAGTTATTAGGTGGTCTATGAGAACTCAAGAGAGACCACATGTGATCCCGATTAGTGAGAGGTTTAAAAATATATCATTTTATCATGAGGTAGAACATGCCTTCGAGTAATTGGAAGTACTAATTATTGATAGGGGAGGTTTCTGTGCCATCTAGTGATCCAGCAGCAAGAGAAGCATTAGTGAATTATGTAAAAGGGATTGGTATACCAGATGTAATTCTTGATCTTGGGGTTGGTGCTGGTGGATATGGTACTATGTTTAAGCAGATAGCACCAAATTGCAAAATATATGGCGTTGAAATTTGGGCACCATATTTAACTACATTTAAACAGAATCTTGCCTGTTATGAAGATATTTATATTGGTGATATTAGATATTTTGATTATAAATATGCCATAGCAGATCTGGTTATAGCGGGAGATGTATTAGAACATTTACAAAAGAGTGATTGTATACGAGTAGTTGATAGGTTAGTAAGTATCTATAATTGGATCATTATATCATTACCCATGCAAAAGTTTGAGCAAGGGTCAAATAATAAATGGGGTAATAAATATGAAGCACATTTGTATCATTGGACAAAGGAAGAGGTAGAAAGGGAATTAGGGTTTAAATTTGTTACAATGGCTGGGGTATGCGGGCTTTTCGAATATAGGAACAAATAATAATATGATTGATTTAGAAAAAAGGTTCTTTAATAAAATAGATATAGAATCCAGTAGTCCCACTGGGTGCTGGGATTGGGGTGCTTGCAAAGATAGTAGTGGCTATGGCCAATTTAAAATTGATGGTAAACAATACCCGGCTCATAGAGTTTCATTTGAGTATTTCCACAATAGAAAGATTAAGCTTGGGTATTTATTGGATCATATGTGTAGAAACCGCGCATGTGTTCGTCCTGATCATTTGAGAGAGGTTACGCCACAAATAAATTCTATCGAGAACAATAATGGTCGTGCGGCTATAAATAATGCCAAGATCTGTTGTATTAATGGACACAAATTTATTAAAGAAAATACTTATATTCGCCCAAGCGGTGGAAGGAAATGTAGAATCTGTATGAAGGAACAGGCGGAAAAATATAGAAAGACTGATAAGTGTAAAGAGTATCACAAACAATATTATTTTAGCTATGGTGGGTATATTGGAAGATAATAGTACTAATAAAGGGCTATATACTTCATTAGATGATTTGGCTAATGATTTTACTGCGTATGTTGATTCAGACGTACGTGCAAAATATAGGAATGATCCATTAGAATATTTTAAAGAGTTTCATGGATTTGTATTGCCGCCTATTTTAAAATGGGTATTTAATAAGATATATCATATGGCAAGAGAAAGTGTTGACACGGGTTCACGTGCAAATGGTCTTGATATTATTATGTGCGCTGCTCGTGGAGGCGGTAAATCATTATTTGCATCAATGATTGAATTTGCATTGTGGTATTTTCTTGATGCTGACGCCCTTTCATGTGGTGGATCAGAAGACCAAGCTTTAATTGTTTATGGGTATGTGTGTTCATATATTGATGCAGACATAAAGGTAGCCAGTGTTGTTGATAAACGTACACTATCTATGACTAATAAAAAGGGACCAGCACCGACACCATTTTTACGCTGTGTCGCTAGTTCTGCAAAAGCCGTGAGAGGTCCCCATTTAGGAGCATTACGTAAAGCTCCGGGATTATTGGTCTTGGACGAAGCCGCAGAAATGGCGGATGGGCTTATGAAACAAGCATTGCCAATGACCAAGGAGGCTAGGCCGCCATTTAACTTGATCATCTCAACATTTCACCATGCTTTTGGTGATTTTCAGGATTTCTGGGACAACGCTGAAGCCCGTGGCTTCATGAAAATTGCAATGGATTCGTTTGATGTATGTGAGGAATGTACAGGTGAATGTGCAAAATGCGTACCAGAATTTGATGAGCTTTATTGTCAACTGGTGTGTGGTTGCTATTTTAATTTTGATATACCAAGAGATGATTTGCCTAAATGGACACGGTTTACTTATCAAGAAAGATTAGATGAGACTAGGTTGGACCAGAAGCCGTCTGGGTGTATTTACCCCGAATTATGCTCAGAATGTAAGTATAAAGATGGTTGTGCAGCCATCAAGGTAAAAATGAGACAGCCTGGTGATTTAGGCAAGATATGTGATAAATGTGGACACAAAGTTGAACATAAAGCTAGACTTAGTAGGGGGCATTTCCCAGTTGAAGAGGTACGTAAGGCATGGAGACGTAATGATAAAGTTACGTTTGAAGTTGAGTATATGGGATGGCGTCCCGGACGTGGCATTTTCGTTTTAGATCCATATGAAGTTGATATGTCTATATGTCCAGATAGGGATGTTCAATATAAAAAAGGATTTGGTGCAACAGTACTTGGTATTGACTGGGGGGCTGCTGGTACTACAGCTATGACGGTTGCTCAATATATGGCAGATGAATATGTTAATATCATTTCATATCACTCATTGACATCACCATCAGATACTGATTGTTATCAATTGGTCGCCGAACTTGCCAAGAGATATGATATATTACAAGTATTACCAGACAGTTCACATGTATTTCAGAACATGCACATACAAAGAGAATTTGGATTATCGGTCAGTCCGATTAATTTTACCACACAAAAAGAAGCGGGTGTCGGGGCCATGCGTATGAAGTTTGAACGTAGGCAGGTAAGAATCCCAGAAAGGTATAAGGCTACTTTAGCCAAAGATCTTAAGAATTGGCGAAGAGATGTAAATGGGAACATCTTGAAGAAAAATGATCACGGGCCTGATTCATTACTTTGTGCGATGATAAATAGTGCTTCATTCGGGACGGCTTCAGCATATTACTCTGAGGATGAAGAAGCCACAAACAAAAGTTATTACGACCGATGGGGGATGGCTGACTTTTGATAACACCAGCAAATCGTAAATGGCGAGAAGCGAACCCAGACAAAGTTAATGAATGGAATAGGAAATCATATCACAAACATGCTATTAAAATATTGGCTATTCGTAAACAGCGACGGCAAGAAAATATTGAAGAAGTTTTAAAATATGAAAAGAATAGACGTATAAGAGACAAAGAAAAAAATAAAATACGTGATCGAATAAGACATACAAAAAATAAGAAGACACGTTCGCAAAAATCACGTATAAAACGGCAAAATCGCAAACTTTTAGTCTTGGCTCATTATTCTATATGTGAGTATCCAATATGTGCTGTCTCAGGATGTGGTATAACCGACCTTGATATGCTTACATTAGATCATATTAATGGTGGGGGCAATAAACACAGAGAGAAAATTGGTAGACATCTTTATGAGTGGATTATTGAAAATGATTACCCATTAGGGTTCCAGGATTTGTGTTGGAATCATAATCTTAAAAAAGCATTAAAAGACAAATGTAAACGTAAGATTAAAATAGATATTTTAACTCATTATTCGTTATTTGATCATCCTCAATGTGCATATCCAGATTGTTTGGTTATGGATTTAGATATGCTAACCTTAGACCACATTAATGATGATGGTGCGGAACATAGAAAGAAACTAAAGAAAAGTGTGTATCTTTGGATTATTGAAAATAATTACCCGCCTGGTTTTCAGGATCTATGCTGGAATCATAATATACGTAAAGAAGTAGTTCGACGTAAAGAAATTAGATATAATAAAGAAAAGGAGAAATCTAATGTCTGAAGAACGTATCTGTGCTAATGAGAATTGTAGTAAGCCATTTTTCCCAGTATATGAAAACGCCGTTTATTGTGGCCGTCGATGTAAACGCGCAAGGATTATGCGTCGTAACCGTGGCCGTAAGAATGCTGCTATTTATACTGCACGTGTTGCAGATACTAAAATGTGCCAACACTGTAATAAAGTTATTCAACGTGATGTTCATACACCAGATCATCAATGGGAGACGCAAAAGTATCATAGAAAATGCTATATTGATAGTCATATTTCGGTCTAAGGGGTAATTAAATGGGTATATTTAATAGAATGTTTGGGGTTACAAAGCTAGAAGAGTCATTATTAGATACCGAGATAGCAGTTGATCATTTAGAACGCACAGTTGGTGCGGCTAAAGAGTTGTATGAGTCTACTATGATTAGCATGTTAAATGAATTGGAATCGGAGAATGTTGGATGGCGTAGTATTGGCACTTCCAATGATTCCATAAGAGACTTTACATCTGATACACACAAAGAATTAAGTAAGATGGCTTGGTCAGCCGTAATGACCAATCCAATTGCTGCTCGCGAGATTTTTTATAAGACCGTATTTGTGGCTGGTAAGGGACTAAGGGTGACATCGCAGATCCCAGAAATTCAAAAGGTGATTGATGAATTTTGGACATCAACTCGCAATAAAATACCTTATCATTTCCCTATGTATATCAATAGATATAATATTGATGGTGAAGTATTCTTTGCGCTGTTTGTTGATAAACAGAGTGGTAAGGTTACATTACGAGACATTGAGCCCCAGGAAATTGTGGAAATTTTATTTGATCCAGATGATGTTGCCGTGCCAGTTTATTTCAGACGCCAGTATGTTAAGGCAACTGGTGCCAAGGGTGTGAGTATTAATAGTGAAATGAAAGATATATGGTATAAGAGTATTGATTGTATTCAGCATCCACAGTTAGAGAAAGAAGTAAAATTGCCAGATAATGCTGAAATTGCTGGCATGGATGAAAAAAATATTGATGTATTTGTATTTCATTTTAAAAATAGTCTTCTTACCAATCGTAGGAGAGGATTATCCACACTTACAAATCATTTACCATGGTTGCGTGAATATAAAGATATTCTTAGGATGCGTACTGGTATTAATAAAGCAAGGTCTACATTTTTCCTTGATATAACCATGAAGGGGGCCAATAAAGTACAAATACAGGAAGAAGCCAAAAAGCATAAGTCACCGCCACGGCCAAATACAACTGTTGTCCATGGTGATGATATGGTGTACGCTTTTATGACCCCAAATATACAGGGGTCCGATGTTCAATCTGATTTGTCGGAAATTAAAAACATGTCTGCTACTGGGTCTATGTTACCACCGGATATTCTTGGGGATACTGGGGGGAAATCTAACTATCAGAATTCTGGCAGGACAAAATTCCCATTTTTGCGTTCCATGGAATTTCAGCAAGAATTGTGGGAGTTTGCGCTTAAATATGGTATTATGTGGGTAGTAGTGTGGGCAGCAACTGAGCATGGTGAATTACCTGATAGTTTTAAAGTCGCAAAGAGACTTAATATTTCATCGTTAGCATTAACGCAAGAGGGGGAATTATACGATACGAATACGATGGCGATAGTTAATAAGCGGACTACAAAGGTCGTTAAAGAATATTTAAAGAATGTGATGGAAGCTGCGGCAATCCCTGGTAATGACATTACCAGTATGCCAGCCGGTAGACGCCCAATGCCTGGTGTGCCACCGACCCCCGAAATGCCCATTGATGGAGGTGACCCAGCTAAGGCAGAAGGTATGATGAATGATTATGTCGTAATTACGATGAGTGAGGAAGTAGATGCAGTAGATTTAGTTGAAATTCATTTCCCAAGGATTGATACGGAAAATCTTGGTGATATGGCAATGGCATTCCAGGCATTTGATGCTATGAAGATAGTATCTAAGCGTACATTGGCTAAACTTGCTGGATTTGATTATGAGAAGGAGAAAGAGCTAGTAGCCCAAGAAACCGCTGAAGCCATGAAGCAAATGGAGCAGCAACAGGCTAGTTTGGCTAATAATCCAGCCTTGGGTGGTGGGGTCAATCCTATGCCTGGGGCTCCTACTCAAGATGATATTGGCGCTGGGCCTGGTGCTGGTATTATGCCAGGGATGCCAACCCCAACTGGACAGAATAATGAGGCTGGTAATATACAGATGGTATTGAGTGATATATTAAATAGACCAAGTAGGGCCAAAAAGCGTGCACCAGTTACAGAATCTCGTCTAATGATGTCACATAAGCTAGTTGAGGCATTTTTATCGGAGGATGATTAGTGGCAGAATCTCATAATGGGTTTATAAAAAGGTATGTTGCGGCATATACTGATCACTATTTAGCACTCGTAAATAATGACGGGAGTGATGAAGCCCAAGAGCGTATTCAAGAGCTAGACCTTAAGTTAGAGAATTTGCGTTCTGAATACAAGACAATAGCTGGTGAAGAGGGAGTAGTACAATTAGACCGTGCCGCGCTCGGGTATACTGCCGATTCGTTAATAGACGCAACAGATAAAAGAATAGCTGACCTTATTGTTAGGAAGCCTGTTGTTAATGGTGCAAATACCGAGGCATTACGTGTTAGTGGTATAGGTAATAGATATGGTATCCAAATTCTTGTTGATAGTGGTAAACAAAGATTTTCCATTGGCGTTGGTAATAATAGTATGCATGCTTTTTCTGTTGAGGCTGGGTTTAATCAAGTAGTGAGTGTTGAAGAGATTAACAGGATTAGCAAATTACAAAATGAAATCAAAGATGTAAATAAAAAGATTTTACAGATTAATGAAGTGATAACCGCCCCAGCAAAAATGTTAGTTGGTGTTAATCCGTATGCTGGCATAAAATCAGAACCACAAAAAATACAACAAGAACGTAGCCGTTTAATAGGACAACTAAATACATTACTCGATGAAGTAGGTGCGACTATAGTTAGTAGAAATTATACAGATTTGGTTCTGCCAAATAATGATGTGGCTTATTCTAGATTAGCCACTAAAATAATTAAACAGAACCCAAGAGTAAATGTTTGGATGGATAAAGATAGTGGGCTAATCTATACGCAATTTCGTAGTGGTAAACTATTACCATTAGGTGAAGCGCTCAAATTAGCCAACAATGTTGGGCTGATGTCTGGTGACGCCACACAAGAAGTTGAAGATTTTATTATGCAACGTATTAAAGTTGATGATCATTCATTTGCCATATTATTAAAACACAAGCCTAGCAATAAAACAATAGCATATATCCCACCAGTTAAAGATAGTGGTGTACTAGAGCAAATCTTCAAAAATGATATTGATATATTATATATAGATGCGAGATATAGTAATATATCTAATTATTATATTAATGATCTAGAATTTATTAGTAGAGCATCACAATATGTATCTAGTGAAGATATGGGTGATGCAATAGTTAGATCATATCAGCGTAGTACTAAAAGACCCAAATTTATTCAATTGATGAATACTGATGATAATATGCAAGCTGGAGTAGTGGCCGAGTCAATTAAGAAGAGATTAATCGCTAGTGATATTTTGGATGACGTTGATGTTAGATTATCACCTATTAAACATAATGTAAGACCAGATATCATTGGTATTAGTTATAATGACATTGCCATACGAGCAGGCGAGCAGTCTAATGGGGATATTGTTCAAGATGCTATATTACGATCACAAATTAGATCTAGGGAGGCTCGTAGAGAGGCTTATACTGGAATTGAAGATATTTCTTTGGTATCACTAGATGATGAAAGACAATTGCCTATATTAATGGATGCTGTAGAAGAGATAAATAAATTTGTCAATGCATCAAATCTTGATATACCACCAGGTATTATGGGTGATGTTGTTGAGCCGGATCCTTTAATTAAATATGGCATATCAAGTGAAACATTTAATGTTGTTGCGGACCCTAGTGTAATTAATACTAGTGCCGAGGAATGGATCAATCTCCATGTGCGGCCAAAGGATCCAGTTACTATAGAGGAAATAGTTAAGAAATTTAAGATTAGTGGACAGGGAGTAGATTTAAGGACGGCACCATACAAAGAAAGTTTGATTACTTCTATAAGAACTGCCATATTATCACAAGACGAATTTGATAAAATCATTGATTGGCAAAGTATTAAAAGGGCTGATGGTTCAGCCAGGTTTGTGTCTAGTATTGATGCATGGGCCGAATTTAATAGATTAATAAGAGATTATACGTGGGTGGTCCCGCATTTTAGTCCAAGGATCGATTGGTTTAAACATGAGCAAGATGCTATTAATATGGTATCTACTTCTGGTATGTTATCAGAAATTGATGATTCACAAAAATTAGTTAGAGTATTTAAAGGAAGGGCTGCAAGAGCATTCACCAATATAGATAAGAAACTTTTTAAAAATCTAAACTCGGGAGATAAGGGTACCGAGTTTATTATACAAAGAAGTAAATTTATTAAGAATATTAGTAAATTAATAATACAAGAAGTTGCTACTAATAATACTACGTTAAATAATATCCTATATTCATTGGGGTTGAGTGATATAGATATTAATATAACAAGAGACAATGCTAAAGATTTAAGTACCTTTATGAAGTTAGATTTAGCATATTTTAAAGGCGCTTCATCGGAAACTATTGATGCGACCAGAAAGAAATTATTATATCATATTAATTATAAAGATTCATATGGAGGATTTTTAGATTGGATCAAAAATAACAGCAAATCAGTAAATTCGGCTGTTGGTTCATATCTTAAGGGCAATACCTCAATTAAACCAGTAGAAGAGATGTTATTTTTAGAATCACTTACTAACTCATATATATTAGATGAATTACGGGTTGAACTAGAAATCAAATTTAATCAACTAACTAAAATACGTGACGTCACAAAACTTTTTGATCGTTCATTTGAGCAAGGTATTAGTATGGATAGAGTTAGTAGTTTATTGACCAGATTAAATAAGATTGATAAGATCAAATCCCCAGAAGAATATGCGGCACTAACTAAAGAGCTTGATAATGTTATTAAATATTTTGGTGGGGCCAATAATTTGTTTAAAGACCCACCAATTTATTATGGGTTTGATACGTTAATAGGTGGTCGTGTGGCGTCAATTTTGACAGAGATCCAAACATTACAACCACCAATGTTGTATTTGTTACATCCTCATGGGCCATTCAGTTCAGCAGAAGAATTTGGTAAATTTGAATATGACATACATAGAATTGAAGATTTAATTAAGGAAGATGCTACTAATATTAGAGATAGTAATAAACTAAAACAATTAATAAATGATTATTTTAAGTTTAAAGTTAATGGATTTACCAAAGAATTGGATGAATTGGAGAATATCCCTGGAAGGGCAAAATATAACCAGAAATTAGATGAAGCAGTTGATTTTGTAATGGGTGGTCTTGGATATTTACCTACTGAACAAAGACGTTTTGTATTACTTGATCTGGCAGATGTAGATAAACTAAAGGAAGAACATTTTAATACTGGTGCAAGTAACATATTTTCTGAAGTTAAAATACGAGTAAAAGATGCTAATAAAAAGTTATTTGAGTCTATTGGGCATAATCTGGTCACCGAGAATAAAACAAAGAGCGCTAGTAATGCACTATTGCGTAAAGTATTAGATGATAGAGAAGTTCTTGTAATGCAGTTAAGTAGTAAAGTTGAAGAACTTTCAAAGTTAGAGACTAGGTTTGCGGCTATTGCTTCTAATATGCCCGAAGACCAAGCCAAAGATATTGGAAAAATACCAGATATAATAGAAGAGAGTGCATCAGCACTTTCTATACTTAATATGGAGCAGTTTAAGCGTAACCGGCTTTTGTTAAAAAATGATATAGTAGATATTCGTTCAAAGATTGTAAAGTTAGATATAGATAAGTTTGCCCAATTTGATGCATCTAACCCTGATTTATATGCCGATGATGCCATTGGTGGTTTTAGTATCATTAGAGCTGGGAAGATCAATCCGGATGCTATCGGTGAGGTATCAAGTGTTTTATCAGTGTTAGATAGTAGGAATTCTGAAAAAGCAAGATTAATGGTTGTATTACGTAAAATACAAGAGTTACATGAGAAAAGAACATCCCTTATTGATATAACCAAAAAGAATAAGATAAACGAAGAGATATTTAATGTTATTTCTGGTGAGATTTCCTTATCAGATCCACATAAATATATGGATATTATATTACCATCAATTAAGGCTGAGTTTGCATCTGATGGAGATGTTGATAGACACATTGGCATGATAGTTGATGCTATTGCTTTTCGGTTAGAAGAGCTTGATCAGACCATCAATAAAGCAGAAAAAGCGATTCAAAGATTAAAGAGTTATTCTATTAGAATTGACATACCATTTAAAAGGTTTATGCGTGAGAATATTATTGATGATGGTTTTAGATTATCAACTGACCACATCATTCTAAGTATGAAAGGTGAAATGGTTAGTACTGTAGAGGTTATATCTCCGTCATTAATAACTGGAGCAGATGGAGCACCAGGATTACCATTTGATTTAATGAAAAGGTTCGGGTTATTGGGAGACAGAGCATTTTTATTCCCAGATCGAGTAGGTGCGATGGCTGTATATAAATTGCATATTCCTATAAATGCCACACCAGCTCAAGCTAATGCATTGATTACTGAAGCAGAGATTATATCGCACGGTACCAAGGGGCTTGATGCATTAGTTGTAGAATTTCCATCAAAGATGTTTGGTGGGTTTATACCAGATGAAAAGGTTTATCCAAAATTATATAAATATTATGCTCTATCTGATATAGAGCGTAAAAGTGTAATTGAAAATTTTAATTTATTTGGTATAAATTCTAAGCCATCAATAATTGGGTCTGGATATCATTATGACATATCACGTGATGGTAATAAGATTAGGAAATATCAAACCATAATTGCAAAGGCACCAGTCGATGATATTGATGATATTAGTACTATTACTAAGAGTGCTATAGACCCAGATACTCAATTAGATATATATAATAGAATAAGGGTAATTGTTGATGATATTGGCACACCAATACAAAAGTCTATTATGAAGAGCGAAATAGACAATATTGGTATTGAGAATCTTGAGAAGATTACTCCAATGATATCCAGTAGGGTTAATGAAGAGAAACGTAGGCAAGTAGGTAGAGTCGTTAAAGAAGGAGGGGATAAATTATTTGAAATACTAAGAAGCAAGGCACCGGATGGTAGATTAAAGGGATGGGAGTCGGCTGAATTTCCTGTTGTTGTATATGTGGATAAGAATAATAATATACGTACTATGAACCTTGGGTTTAGAAATATAAATGGTGAATTAGACCCATATACTCAAATAATTTTAAATAGTGGTAAAGGATTTAAACCACATGATGCCAAATTTTCAATAATCGTTGAAAGTATGGAGAATAGATTTAGGATAATTGGTGCTGAGGGCGTTTTACCAAAAGATATATCATTTAATTCAATGATCCATACTGCTACTGAATTAATATCGGCCAAAACTAGAACACAATATACTACTGATATGACAAGTATTGACAGAGATATACAAACTTCTTTTTATGAAATGAATAAAGAGATATCTAGAATTGGGCTTACCAATCAGGATATTGAATATATCAATGAAGCAGAAGGGAAATTAAAAAGTATTCTTACAGATAAGATACAAGATGCCATGGGGTCGGAAGTTATAGAAAAGATGGCTATGGAAGAGTATCAAAAAGGCATTAGGCAACTCTATGGTGGATTAGTTGGGCTGAATAGAGAAAAGGGTATAGAAGGCATTAATATTAAATGGCAGAAATATAGCAATATTAAGACCAAATATTTGGGCGAAGCTGGTAAAGATATATATGGATATATCCCAGAAACTGATGGTATCATAACTTCAGCCACAAAGATTGGTAGTGCCTTTGGTGTGTCAATTTGGTTTGATCAAAGTATCCCAGTACAATCCATATCATCATCATATATTGATTTACAAATCAAAGAGGCATATGCGGCGCTTACAAAAGAACCCCAAAAAGCCACTGAATTATATGCTAAGCTAGATGCTTTAAAAACCATGCGCTCGCATTTTGTTAATATGGACAGTAGAACGTTAATATTCAATCCATCATTGAATGCAATATATAATGATTTCATGTTACGGCAACTTATTGATATAGACTTAAGATATGCGCGTGTAGTGGATGACAAAACATTACAAGATAAGGTATTATATCAGATTGAATTATTACGTAATAGTATTAAGAGAGAAGAAGATTTAGCTAGTAAAATTAGGGCTTTTGGGGTCATTAATGAAAGATGGTTGTGGTTTGCGAATGACAATGGTAAATTTATAGGTGGTGAAGAGTTATATAAATTAAGACATAAAGCAGTATTAACAAATATTGAGAAAGAAACATTAAGCAAATTAGAACAAAAATATGGGTATTTTGTAACACTAACCACAACCAAGTCACAGCTTATTTCAGATATTGATAAAATGATGTTACCTAGGGTTGATTCGTCAAACCTAGCAGACTGGTTTAAATTACGTAGTAATGTTGTGAATATTATTGCCAAAGAATGGTTATCAAATATTGGTTCATCAATGGCAAGAGTACTGCCTAAGACTACTGATTTTTGGAATAGTATCAATGGATCACCTGTTAAATTTATTAATTTATTCGCTACTAAGGATACAATAAATGGCGAAGTAGAAAATATTAAGAAGAAAATAATTGAACTTAAGGCTGAATATAATTGGATCATTGGTAAATCTGGGATTAGTGAATTACGCGCAGAATATAAAAATATTAAAGAAGAATTAGATGGGTTAAATAGAAATCGTGAGCAGATAATTAATAAATGGACCCATATATTTAGCGATATTGCTACTTCTGGTGATATATCTGCAAATACGAGAGAGATCATACAACAATTAAATGGTGGCGTACCATTTTTTAATCCTGAAGTAGTTACGCGTATGAAGTACGTATTACGTATTAGATTGGACGAATTAGCCAAAGAAAAGACTGATGATGCCAATAAACAAATTATAGATATTAATGATGTATTAAATAATTTTGATGAACTTAATAAAAGAAATATGGTAGGTAAGGCCACTTCACTTGGTGTTGACAAGTTAGATCAAGAGATATTGGCAGCTCGTAATAGATTGGTAGTTATTGAGAGTAATATTGGCAATATCAAGGAATTACCTAGGGCCGAACGTATTGACGCTGAGATAATCAGGCATACTGATTTACTTGGGACACTCAATGCTGAATTAGATAGTGTGGTATTAAAAATCAAACAGTTGCCAAGTGTCATAGCCGATGATGCACAATATATATACACAATGAAGATTCAACCAAATGACCAGGTAGAAAGATTGAATAGAATATTAGATATAAAGAAGAATGAGTTTTCAAAGGCTGGTGGTGATATTGCTGGTAGAGTACAAACTGAGATTACTAAACTAGAAAATGATATTACTATTATACGTGATATTATTAGTGCCCATGAAGCAAATATGAAGGTCGTTGAAGATAGGTTAGCACAAAATGTTTTACAATATGACGATGTTAAAGTGGCTAATTTGGCATATATTAATGAACAAATAAATAAGCAAACTATTTCTTTAAAAGACATGAAGGAGCAGTTGGATATTGAAATGTCTAGGCCAGTTCTGTTGCGTCGTAATGTGTCCAAATTACGTAACGGGATATCAATTGCTGAGATTAATATTAAAAAATTAAAGGATACGAAAGTTAAGAAGGATTTATACGATGAATTATCAAAGGCTCTAAATGATTTAGGTGTGGTCCAATCTGAAAGATTGTATGTATTAGCAAATGCTGGTAAAGTACTAATGGAACCAAAATATACTAGACGTTTAATTGAATTACAGGAGCAGATCACTGCCTTAAAAAGTAAGGTAGGCGAATTAACAGGACAATTAAGCGTCCATGATCCATTTTATACTGCTTCAATGCTTAAACATGATTATGAGGTTCTCAAAAAGGTATTTAGCAATTTGGTTAAAGCTGTCAAATTACCACCTAAACAGATAGAAACTATTGCCCAGAATAATCTTGTTGAAATATATGTGAAGAAGTATATTCAAGTACAATTTGCTCGTAAATTTAATAATGCTGCCAATGAAGTAGATCAGTTTATATCAGATATCGCTATCGGCAAAAAGGTTAGTAAAGATACTGTGGCCAACATTATTGCCGAATTAAACACAAAAAGTATTAATGATTTTATATTTTTAAATCAAAAATATAATGATGAATTTAAAAAGGCTGCAGAATTAGGTACCGATGTTAGTTTGGTGATACAAGATATATCTAAATCAGCCAGTAAATTAGTATCATTGACGGCAAAGCAGAAATCTGAATTGCGGGTTCAGTTTATTTTAAAGGATGTGATTGATTTCATAGAGTCACAGAAAGTCATGGTCCCATCAACAAAACCAGAAGAATTAGGTAAATTAGTTCCAATGGTAGTTGACTATGATCCAGGGCAGATAAAGGGGCCGCTTAAAGATCTGGTTGAGAATTTGACTGTACGATATGCTGATAATTTTGATGTTGTATCGGTTGATAGGTTTAAACTATTAACATTGTTGTCCCGCAATGTTGATAAAGGGATCTTGAAGATCAATATCACCAAAGCAGAGACCAAGGCTCATGATTTAAGGGTTAAATTGAATAATATAATTATTGAGCGTGATGCAGCATATAAAGTTCTTATTAGAGAAAATGCGAATGAGATTAAAGATAATTTAAAGATTGGCAATCTAGAGAGAAAGATCAAAAGTTTATTTAGGAAGCAAACAGAATTAGATATGCAGCTTACAATACAAGAAGAATTAGTATTGGTAGGGAAGGCTTTCTCGGTACGTAGTGATGATATTGTGCATCTATCTAAAGTCGTCCCATTTAAGGAAACCGTGTTGGATTTTTTACACTTATCATTAGCTAAAGAAATGTTAACCAAGGAATGGGAAAAGATTGATGAGGTTGATCAACAATTTAAGATAGTACGTACTACTAGTGACGCCAGAAGGGCAAGAATATTTAAAGATCTTGAAAGTGATGTTTTATATAGATACCTACCACAAAATGATTTAGGTGAGGCCATACTTGGTATAGTCGATGGTGTTTTAAAATCAACTAAGGATTATAATGTTAAAACATCTAGAGAGGTAGCTACTGAATTAGAGAAATACCTACGTAGTGCTGGGGTTAACATTAATTCAACATTTAAAGTCGCTGGGTGGAATTTGCCGCGAGCAAGGAAGACTCTTAATAAGGCATTGTTGATTAATATAGATTCGCCAGTATTTACCGCAGCCTTACGACAAGTCGCTAAAAAGCATGGTATTATATTAGACGAATTTGCCTTTGATTTGTCAAATTCATTGTTGGGTATGTCTGGTATATCTAAAGATCATTATGGTAGAAATATTGTTGGTGCTTTACGTAGATATATGGGTGAGCGTACCTATGAATTTATATCAGCCTTGGCCACAGGATCAATAGAGGTACCGTTCGCCAGCCTACAACGTGGGCTAACACAAAAAGAGGCAGAAGAATATAGAAATTTATTAGTACGAGAAAAAACATTGGCTGGTGTAGAATTCGATAGATTTAATGATTTAAAGCGTTGGTCGGAAAGTGTACGTGTCATGCCCAAATTTGAATATAAGGATGACATGCTTAAATCGTATATACGTACATATGCTTTAGATGATGGCAGAATAGTCATTGCCAGTAATCAAGTAATGTATGATCCAAATTTTGCGTTGATTGAGCCTAGATTTAGGATATTAAAGGTATTGCATGAAAAACCATTAGGTGGGATAGAGAAATATTTATTTGAAAATTATAATGCTGACAGAAAAATATACAGTAATTTATTAATTAATCCCAGCTATGATAGTCGTGGATTAGTTGCTATGGCCCTACGGATCATATTGAAAGATAGATTTAATATTGTCGTTGACGCCAAGATTGTTGATGACCCAAGTGCGATATATATGCAATATTATGACAAATTGAATAGTATTAGTTTAAAGAAATTATTAGACCAAACCGTTGAAGTTACACATATAGCCAAAGAGAAAATGAAGGTTAATCCGGATGAATGGGTAAAATTATTAAATGAAACCACTGGTGGGGTGCAAGAAACATTTTTAAATATTTTAAGGGCTGCTGGTGTAGATGACCAAGTTTTAATAAGAAGTGATGAATGGTTTAAAATCTATCAAAAGAAAGTAACTGAATATGGTAAGGTGCATGAGCAAGTTTTAAGGATTAAGAAGAGAATATCTAAATATGAATCAGACATATTTAATAGGATTAATGGTCCATCTCCACAAGGTGTACAAATTAGTTTAAATCCAAAGTCTATTGTAGACTTCTTGACTCGCGGGACTATTGGTGAGGACATTAAAAAAATAGCAGGTAGATATGAGCAAAAACCTATATTAGAACAATTATTGGGCAGGAATAAGGACAGGAAGTTGTTTATTGAAAGTTTATTATTGCGTGCCAAGACTAATATTAGGTCTATTGGGGTTGTTGATGGTAAAGAATATACTATTGATGATATAGGTAATGTCGCTACGGTTCTAGAAGAAAAGATGCATGGCATTATAGATATATTAGAAAAGGCTGGGATACAAGATAGTAGGGTACCAGATTTTAGAAAATTAAAATTCTCAGAGCCAGAAACCATATCTAAAATTAGTAAGGCATTAGATTTAATTATATTAAATACTATAAGCAATGCAGTAAGCCCTTCTTATAAATATAAGCCATCATTGTATGATGATGTTTTAGAGAAAATAGCTATGTATGAGCGCAAGCTAGTTGGCATCCCATTTGTTAGTGCGGATCTTAAGATTAAGCCTAGGATAGGCGGGCAACCCAAGCCTCCTATATTTATAGAAGATTGGATGATCCGCGTTAAATTATCTGATGGTAGTACTATAGAGTCTATCAAAGGTATCCAAGAAAAACTTGAATCGTTAAATAAGATATATTTAGAAACCAAAGATATAACTGAAAAACGCTTGATACAGGTTGATATAGATAGAGTTGGTATAGTATCAGATATAATTGATAAGCTTAAGGGATTATATAACCAAGACAATGTTTTAAATGCTATGATGGTAGATTCTGGAAAGATTTTGAGGCAAATAGAGTTATATAATGTTTTGTCGTCAATAAATAATGATATTATTAATACTGGAATGAGTGTTGATAAGCGTTTAGCTAGGATTAATAGATTAAATATAGCCATAAAGAAATTAGTTGGTACGGGTCCCTATGAATTAGGTGGGTATATTGGCAAATTAAAAAGTAAACTTGGTACACCACATATAAATAATAGGATCAAGACAGCAGATAAAATATTAAAGAAATTAAGAGCCGAATTAAATGGGCTAGCAAAAAAGGATACTCCATCAGCAATTAGGATTGCTGAGCGGTCATCATATGGTGGATTTGTATTACATACTGTGGATGAATTAACAGATGAATTAAAATCGATCCATTCAGTCATTGATGATCTAACTCATTCTTTGCCAAAGCTTGATGAAGTACATATATTTAAAAGAATGATGCGGCCAATACAAGAAAAGGTTACAGCTACTAATCAAGAAATTATTAAGAATATTGATTTAGTTATTGATGAGCTTAATATTACTATTGCGCTGAAAAATAATCTGGTCCGTACTTCTTTACCCAATAAACAAAAATATATATCTGGTATTATTATCGCTGGGATTGATGCTTTTGATAAGAAAATGAAAAGATTGAGGGGCGAGATAGAAGAAGCTAGGAAGATTAATGACCAGAACAAGGTTAATCAATTATTAGTGGACTTGAATGATCTTACTGAACGTAGAAAGGTTATAATTGAAGGACGTGGTAAGATGTTCGTTGATAAATACGATATTTTATCAACTTCTAATATTGATATGCAGTTATCTTCTGCATATAGGGCATTACGGAAGGCAGAGGGTAATAAAACTGAAACAGGATTAATATTAGGTGAGATTAAGCGATTACAAGAATTGTTACGTACTCCTGTAAATATTAAACAGATAGATGAAACTGAATCATTAAATAAAATGGTAGCACTACAGAAAAAACTTACTATCGTTGGGAAGGCAGCTAGTCCACAAGACTGGGCTGAATATAAAGAATTGATTGAGCAGCTTAATCGCATAGGTGATGCTGGACTACATATTAAAATGAATTCTAGGCAAATAGCTATATTTGATAGGCTTGGTATTCTATTTGAACAGAGTAAAAAGATGAGTAATAGTGAATGGATGAATGAATATAAAAATGAGTATAATAAATTGATAGCTGAACTCGATGAAGTAAGTGATATTTTTATGGGGGCTAAATATATTAATTCTACATATCATAATTTTGGGCTTATGATGCAACGGGATATGAGCATTGAGCAAATATTACATACATGGTATAAAGATGCAGGTGGGATATTAGATACGGAGGTTAAAATAGAGATTGATCAGATTCTGCGGCCCATCAATGATACAGAAATGAGCCGTATTGTACATCAGATTGACAAATTTTCAGTGGAACTTGAAAAAACAAATGATGTTATATTGCAGAAATTATATGGAGAGAAAATTACCACATTACAGGGACGATTGAATGAGGCGTCACAGCGTGGGTTTAGAAAATATCAGGAGACATTTTATGTTTTAAATATGCAATTAAAGGGGGGGATTAATGAAAAAGGATTACGTATTAAGGGATTGGTAGCCCAAAAGATGGAGTTTATTGAAAAAATTAAATCATTAGAAGACCGTTTGAGTAAACTTGATATATTATTAGATGCTGGTGAGATAGAAGCTTTAAATATTGATCTTTTTACCGCCCGTGGTGCATTATCTACTATTGAAACAAGAATAATAAATATAGAACGCGCACTTAAGATGAGGGTTGGTAAAAATACGGAGTTTTATACAGGTAATATCCAACAGTTTAAAAATATAGCAATAACGTTACCATTGACTGACGATGAATTAAAATATATTAATGGGATAACGACTAAATTTTCTATTTCTATTAATGAATTTTTGCCAAAATTATGGGATAAATTTAAGGATAATGTAAGATTACGACCTAGTGTAGAACATATGTATGCTCTTATGCATGCTAATAATATTTCTGCTATAGATGCAATGCAAGCCATAGTTGATGAGATGTCTATATTAAACTCATACTCAATACCAAATGGCGAGCAAATGGCCGGGGATATCATGGCCAGGTATAGAATCGAAGTTGGGTATTTTGATAGTGGTGATATTAAAATACCGATCTCTATGGATAGAGATTCTGCTGTTTCTAAATTAATGGAGGCTATCAAAGACCATAAAAAGAAATTAGATGCACTACCAGCTGGTTTTGTTGAGATGTCTGATCAGCAAATTCAGTCAATGCGTGAATATTTAGATAGATTGCATATACCAGAGGTCACTAAAGCTAAAAGAGATGTTTATAATGACGTTTTATCTGAATTGGTACAAAAAGGATATGATTCAAGTAAGCCAAATGCTGAAGCAGATAAGGTTAGAATATTAAAAACTATTACGGCAGACAGAAGGAATATGTTTTTAAATGCTGAGAGAGAAATAAAGCGGAATATAGTTAAGAATAGTCTTGGCGAAGAAGTAAAGGCGCTAATGAAGGATATAAAGATCCAGACTGACCTAGCTCATATTCGTGCAAGAATAGCGAAATATCGAGCTGAAGTAATGTTGATTGAAAACATGGTATATTATAATCAGTCGGATGCTTTGACTAAAGAGGTTATCAAACTAACCAATGCAAAAGGGTTACTTGGTGCATATAAGCGTGCGGTTGATGTGGTTGAAAAAGTTGGTAAGGATATAAGGATCCCAAATAGAGTTCAAAAGATATCTATGAATGTTAATCTTGTTAAAGAATTAGCTAATACATATGAGCGCATGATATATACTACTAATTTATCTGGTAATGGGGTGCCAATTAGTGAATTGGTTAGTAAATTTAATGAAGGGGTAGATATTACTGCGCTTACTGAAGATCGTATGCGTATTTTGCGTAAAATCAGCAAGGATATAGCTAATAAGGTATCCAAGGAAACAAATATTTTATTAGATTTTAAGGATGACAACGTTTTTAAGGAAGCATATAAATTAATGAGTAAAGATGGTGGCATCCCATTATATAAATATATTGGGATTGCTGATATCACCAAAGATAGTGGCGGGCAATTTGTTCCAATTATTAATGGGGTTATTGACCCAACCCAATCATTGAGCAAGCTTTCTGATATATCATGGCGCGATCCCTTTAAAGGATATATAAGTGATGCTCCAACTGAAGTGCAGTTATTGGAAGAATATTTAAAGGCTTCATTCATTTATGCGGACAATATAACTATACGTGATACACTTGGTAAGATTGTTGAAACAACTATGGAGGACAAGATAGATCGTATTATCAATGTAATGCGTGAGCGTATACCAAATGAATGGCAACTCAATGCTTTAAATAAGGCATTTGGTGCTGTAGTGGCCACTGGTGTCATTACGAATAAAATAGTCAAGGAAGCTGTTGTGCGCATAGATAAGGTACAAGGATCAATAAATGGGTTCATGCGTAGCTTACTTAATGGTGTATCGGAAGATTCAATTAAAGAACTATATACGCATGCCGCCACGGCCAAATCTTATTATAAAAAGGGGGCCAAATTTGTTAAATATTTTGGTGGTCGTGGTGATATTGGGTCATTATTGCGTAAACTTGCTATTAATACGGCGATTAAGCAAGGCACCACTTTAGCCAATACTGCAGAGATGATATTTGGTGAAGAGACGAGAAGGACTTTATCTGGGATTAAGAATATTGTTAATGCGGCATCGTCTGGGGCATACTTATTAAGTGCTAGGGCGACCACTGATTCATTGAATCAGATTGCCGCAGTAGCACAGCCTTTACCATGGGACATGACTGGACCACAGTTCATGGCTATGTGGGATAAAATTGAAAGAGAAGGGGACAATTGGCAGAATACTATATTTGACAAGCGTGCCGATACGGTTTTAAATAGATTGCTTGGTAGAGTTAATAAGGCCGGTAATGATATGAATAGAAAAATGGCACAAGGCGTCATGCCGTCTTTGGCAGTTGGTGGAGCGGTTAATGAAGTTCGTGGGGCATATGCTCGTGCTGCAGATGATCTTGAGGGGATGATTAGTGATGCTGGGTATACGGCATTTAATCAGTCGGCTATGTCTAATTATATTGATAATGCTGATCAGATTCGATATTTTGAATATACAGCCATTAATGATTCAAGAACATGTAAATATTGTAGGGCTACCCATGGAATATTATATAAACCAGAAGAACCACGTCCTCAATTGCCGAGACATCCAAATTGTAGATGTACATATCGTCCATGGTTTAAATCTATATCTTCTGCAGCAGAAGAATTAGAGCAAGTACCACGCAAACCAAGAGTCCCCATTGGAGCAAAATTTGATATAGGGCCAGATGATTTTGCTGGGTTTGGTGATGGGCTTAGTAAATTAATAAAGCCCATAAAGCCTGATGGAACTATTAGTGATGAAGATTGGATCATGTGGTTTAATAAGCAGCCATTTGATATCCGGCAAATGATGGTTGGTGATGAACATGATCTTGCTAATTCACTAGGTGTATTTGGGGTTGATGCACCCATAGATAAAAAGGCACTTATTGTTAGTGCTAGTAAAAATGTGGGCAAAGTGTTTGCGAAAGATATGGCAACAAATAGTGTAAGACAATTAATGTTTAATACGTTTACTAATAGTGAGGTTTATTCATCTTTATTTGATATATGGAATTCTCCAAAGAAAGCAATGACAACTATTAGTAGTCTTGCGTGGAAGAGACTGATGTTTGGGCCTGGTGGTATCATTAAAAATTCAGTCACTGAAGCATTTAATAGATCAGTTAATGGACTTATTCCGATTGATCCAAATGAGGCTGGGCCATTGCAGGCATTAATTAATAGAGTAGCTAGTACTAAAACATTTAATAAAGCTAGTTTTTGGTGGAATATGTTAGGTGGCAAATTTATTAATAATAAACTTATAACTAAATTGAGTGGTATGGCTGAAGAAGAACGTGCGGTATGGGGTAAGGTTGCAGCTGGAGATACCAGTGAAGCAGCTATCGCTGAAGCATATACTAAGGCTATTGGTATGCGCAATAAAAAAGTAAAAGAAAATAGTGGCTTTTTACAGAGTGAGTTTATGAGGGCCATTGATCCATGGTTTAATATTGGGGTAGAGGGAGTAGCACCATTAGCCGATATGTCAATTGTTCATAGAACTGAAATATTTCAACAATTAGCCAAAGACATTATTACTTTACCAGAAGATGAAGCCATTGCTGCTAGACTGAGACCTATTATGAGAAATAAGAATCATATTAGTAATAGTATATTTAATTCTACTAGTTTTGCTGACGATGGATTATATAGAATACAGGATTTAGTTAATACCACTGTTAGAGATACTGAAAAGGATGTCTTAGGCAAAAAAGAAGTTCTAGACATTTACGGCAAATTAATGGGTACCCAGCGTTCTTCGGCTAAAATATTACTTACTGATGAGGCATTTAAAGGTAGATTATTAAGATTACCAGAAAACCAACGTACTATATTATTAGACTTATTGCATAATCCAACAATTAAGTCGGTAGTTAAGAAATTTTATATTGATTCCACTACTAGTATTGCTAGTGATTTAGAAGCTATTCGTGTAATTGAGATAACCCCACAGGGGATGCGTGTTGGCATTGGTGGATGGCCAACTAGAGAGATTAATAATATTACTATTGGGCCTGATGGTATGATGTATAATGCCACCAAGGAAGAATTAATAAGCATGTGGAAAAAGGCAGACCCAAGGGTTGATATATCTAGGTTTGTATCTATAGATGTTAATATCGGTGGCCGAGTTGTTGAAACGTCACCTACTATATCATTTGATAAAATGTCATCTAAAAAGCTTGACGATATTAAGAAAAGACAGGCGGTTATCAAAAAAGTCTCAGCTACACCAGATAAGAATATATATGAATATATATTTACACTTAAAGATAAGGATGTTTCATTAAAAAATAGGGGGATGATATCAAATGCATTAATGCGTGTGCAGGGTATGAGCCCATTTTCACTCCCATCAAAGATTGATGAGTTAATTAAAACTGGGGTGCTTAAGGTTGGGCAAGGTAATCCAGCTGGATATGGGGAGAAATATGTTGAGGCTATTAATAAAATAGAAGGATCCATTAAACAGGTGTTGGCTAATATGAAGAATGAATTAACTCCTGGGGATAAGGTGATAGGTCGGATCGGAGAAGATAAGGTTAGTGATATTGCCACATCAGTTCGTGGGAATATTAAAGATATATTAAGCCCGTATGGTGAATATAAATTTGTTCATGTGCCCATTAATCAGTTTGTTGGTGAGACGATAGATAGTGAGGCATTTTTAAGTAGGATACGTTTACTTGCACATCAAATGTATGGTGTGTAATATTGTGTCCAATTAGATATAATTTATCATTTTTCATATGACAGGTTTATTTCTATGGAGGTGTTGCGTTGGCTAAAAAGGTAGATCAAAAAACGGAGATGGTTGGGGACATCCTGTTATTTGAGGGCACACCTCAGGTTGATGTGGATAAGAAAACTATCACTGCGGTATTAATTAAGTCTGGACTCAGTAAAAGAAAGAATTACTACACTCCAGAATGCTTAGAGTCAGCGGCTCCACTATTTATTGGTAAGAAGATGTACGTAGATCATCCTGTACCAGGATCTCCCGAAGCCACGGGAAAAGCAGCCCGTTCATTTAGGGATTGGGTAGGTACCATTCTTGAATCCTATTACATTCCTGAAGAGAAGGGGATCGGCGCAAAAATAGGGATTAGAGATAGTGGCCTATGGGAAAAGGTACATGAGGCCCATACTAATGGTTGGCTTAATGAAATTGGGCTATCCATTAATGCTATGGGTAAAACACGTATGGGGAAGATTGGTGATGATGTAGTAAATGTTGTAGAAGCCATTGTAAAGCCGCATTCTGTAGATTTTGTTCCAGATGCGTCAGCTGGTGGGCACATTCAAGTCGTTCATGAATCAGATATTTCAATTTTAGAGGTAACGGAGGAGAAAGGGATGACTACAGAGCTTACGCTAAAGGGGTTAATGGAGTCCAATCCAGAGATCGTAGCAGAGATTAGTAATGGTGTTAGAGAGAAGGCTCTTGCTGAGGCAACTGCGGCGATCGATGCAATGGCTGAACATACTAAGTCACTCATCGATGAGTTTGTTGATCTTGTTGAGAGTGAGACTGCAGAAGTTTATACCAATGTAACTGAAAGTGTTGCTAAGGCAGAGGTTCCTGAGGGTACTGAGAAGCTGGAGGAGGCTAATATGGGAGAGTTTGTAGAGGTGCTTGCTGAGCGTGATGAGCAGATCCAGCTACTTGCAGAGGCTGCAACTCAGGCACAGGAAGCTAATGAGGATCTTGGCAAGAAAGTAGAAGAGCTTGAAGAGAAGCTTATCGCTGTAACTTCTAAGGCAGTTGCAGAGAAGAAGTTGCAGGAATCTGGGCTTCCTGCTACAATGAAGAAACGGTTGCTGGCTTCTCTTATTGGATCAGACCCAGATGAGATGGATGCAATCATACAGGAATCTAAGACTATGTTTGCCGAGATTTCTGAAGAGCTTACTCCAAAGGGTACTGTCCGAGGGCTTGGTGATGGCAATAATAAGATAACCAAGGAAATTCGGCAGACCAAACTCGACAATCTTTTTGGAATTCTTGAAGAGAAAAAGTAATCACGGATCTTACTAAGGAGGAATAAAAGATGGCTCAGAATTTTGTCCAAGATGGTGTTACGCTACAGGCTGCTGTGGCGAGTGGTGTTACAAAGATTTATACTGGTACTCCAATTTATTTATCGGCTGGTGGAGTAGGTGCAGCCCCAGCAGGTAATGCTACTGGTATCGATGGGATTTCAATGAACACTTGTTCTGCGACTGCCGATGCGGCCAATTACATTACAACTACTTGTGTTTATCAGACTCAGGGCGTATTTGAGTTTGCGGTTGCAAGTGGTGTCACCTTTATTCTTGGTGGTTCACCAGCCACTGCTGCAGTTGATAACACCACTGCAGCAGTGGCTGGTGAACAGGAAGGCGCACGTACTACAGTTAATAATCGTGGTGCTGCTGCTGGTAGTGATGTAGGAATTGGTAAATGTGTTGCACTTGGTTCTACAAAGGGATTTGGAACTACCGTAGGAACTGCATATATTCAGTGCAAGATTGTAACTCGTGCTAATAGCAATATTACTGATGCAACATAAGTAATAGAATAGACAAGGAGGGAATATAGATGGGTGTCCACGTAATTAAAAGTTTGCAAGAGGCTGCTCAGGCAGAGCTTGATAGTGGGATGTATTCGCGGTTACTTCAGGAAGCCGCGTCTACCACAGATTTTCCGGCTATCATGGCTAATACGCTTTACAAGGTGATGTTAAAGAGTTATACGGAATATCCTTCAACATGGACTAATGTTGTTAGTGAAACTAGTAATCTGAAGGATTTCAAAGAGCAGACACGGACTCGTTTCTCAGAATCTGATAACCTCCTAGAGGTTGGAGAGCACGGGGAATATAAGGATTCCTCGCTGCAAGACGAGAAAGTCCGGTACGCGCCTAAAAAGTTTGGCCGCATGTTTGGTGTGTCTTGGGAAGCACTGATTAATGATGATATGGCTGAGATCAAGAAACAGCCACAGCGTTTTGGACGTGCAGCTGCACGTACAATTGACTATGATATCTGGAATTTCATCCGTGGTAATCCTACCATTTATGATGGTGTGGCCCTTTTTAGTAATGCCAGCCACGCCAATGCTCCAGCTACCATGAACGTCGCACTTTCAGAAGCAGCACTTCAGACTGCTTATAATGCGATGATTGGACAGACCGACCTTAAGGGATACCCAATCCGCATCGTACCCAAGTTTCTTGTGTGTTCCCCACAGCAAGAGATCAAGGTATGGAAGCTGTTGAATCCTGGAGTTCTACCAACTACCGGTGTGGCGGTAGACACACTCACTGGTACAACTCAGGCAGTACAGCCAACTTCTCGTAACTTCTTCGCAGGGAAGTTGCAGCCACTGTTTGTGCCCTGGCTTAACGCTAGTGAGTGGTATTTAGTTGCAGATCCTGCACAGTATGATACTATTGAGGTTGGTTTCCTCAATGGCAAGAAGGAACCAGATCTTTTTGTACAGGATGGGAATCTTGGTACAGCATTTGAACGTGACCAAATTCGGTACAAGGTCCGGATTGTTTGGGGAAAGGGCCTCACTGATTACAGGACCTGGTACTGTGGATACGATTCAATCAATTAGATAGTAAAATGTAATTAGTTATTGAGGGTAGGTGGGGTTAATATCCTACCTACCCTCAATAGTATTGAGTTTAATGCATATTATTTGTATATCATACAATAAGTAATGGTGTTATTGGAGGCCCACGATGGCGTATGATTTTAAGGTTAATACGGTAAGTATTGGTATTACCGCTGCAGATGTTTTAAGTGCTACTCCCGATCCATTTATAGAGGCTGTTTTCCATAACCTAGATGGGACGAATACTATTTATCTAGGTAAGAGTGATGTTGCAACTGATGGTACTAATGGTTTTGGGTTGCAGCCTGGTGATATGGTTGAATGGCATGCTCATGGGGATCTTAGTGAAATATATGCCATAGCTGGTGGTGGTACGGCTCTTAAGCTTTCTTATGTAATTTACAAATAAGGACATTAAATGGACCCGGTAATGGCGCTCAAGACATTACAAGAGGGAGTACAATTATTAGATGGGACAAATTGGTGGGTTTCTGCTGGTACAGCACTTGGTATCCATAGGAATGGACTAGATGATGAATTTTTATTTAAGGATACAGATATTGACGTAGAAGTTGAAGGTATTGGTATTGAAGAGATTGAGAAAAGATATATGAATGCTGGGTTTAGGTTTCATGTAAAACAATTAATATCTGGGATACCTTCACAACTTGCCTTGATTAAAAATGACATTATTTTTGACATTTATTTTTATCATCGTGAGGTTGATAATTTAGTAAATATAAACCCATATGGTAGGTTATTAGTTCCAGCACATCTTATAGATAATGCTAAGATGATTACGATTAGAGATATTGAGTTACGTATACCATTTCCTATTGAAGAATATTTAACTGTTAGATATGGTGATTGGCAGGTGTCTAAAGCGAAAGTAAGTTGGTGGTGGGAACAAGCAAATAATATGGTAAGGTCATAGTGGAAATTGGTTTTACTGTTGGAGTGTGGGATCTTTTTCATGAAGGGCATCGCATTTTCCTTGAGCGGGCCAAAGGATTGTGTGATTATCTTATTGTTGGTGTGATGACAGATTATTGGGTGATGGTGCAAAAGGGCACTGGGCGTCCAATTGATTCGATTGTAAAGCGTATAGAAGCGATTACTTCTTTAGTTGATAAAGTTATTGTTATTGATACTATGGATATGACTCCATATTTGCAGATTGCAGATATATGGATTAAGGGAGAAGATCAAAATAAGATGCGTCCAGAGGTATGGTCAAATGAAATACGATTACCTCGTACGCCAGGAGTTTCTACGACACATCTTATAAATAACCTTTATATGTGAGAGTGGGTATGTGGGAAACTATACGAATAATAATCATACAATATGGTTTGGTTGGGCTGGTATTGATAGGGATTGGTTTTTTGGTGTACATTTTTTATATAGACAAAAATAAACAAACAATAAAAGATGTTGCAAGAGAAGAACGCTTAAATCAGATGACTGATAAGGTCATTGAAATTACGGCACAGGTTAGTAGGGTGGTTAGTTCAAATACAGAGGTTGTTCGTGAAGTTACGCAGAGCATGAGAGAATTAAAAGATGCCAATATTGCTGATCATCGATACATTGTGGATAAAGTAGAAAGGGTAGATACAAATGCAAAAACTGATCATCAACGGTTAGAGGATAAAGTTAATGATCTTAAATAATCGAGGTGTCAATATGGTATTAATGGATGATTTTTATGAATAGTATATTAGCATATCCTTTTACTGTGGCTTCATTTGCCCAGATATTTAGTATGCTAGTTCATGTAATGGTTATATGGGTTGGAGTTATATTGGTACGTGGATATTATAAAGTTTTTAGGAGCCATCCGTCTAATATTGCTTTCGCGATGGTTATGTTATTATCATCAATGGTAACAACTAGTGTTATATTGGGCGCTAATGCGATTGCATGGTTTGTACAGATGTGTATATTTTGTGAATTAAATAGCCATTATTTATGGGTGCAGATATTGTGGACTGGGGTTTATAGTATTGGGTTTATAATGCTTTATTTAATAATAAAACGTAAAATTGATCTTTAGGGGAGGGATTATGGATATATTTTTAAACATACTTCAGTTTATTGTAGGTGTGGTGGTTATATTTGGTGGCGGGTATTGGTTATTGAATAGGTTTGTTCCAGAAGTAGCATTACAGATTAAAACTACAATTGTTGGCGTAATAGCAAAGTTTAAGAAAGGTTAATACTTATGGATGTAATTCAAAAGGATATCGTACGTAGTAATCGGCTCTTTACTAAGAATGGTATGTTCTCTAAAACGTCAACGATTCTTGTGTGTGCATGGGGCATTGCTTTATTTAAGTATATTTTTCAGGGGTGTATCCTTACAATACCAAAGATTGGTATATATTGGGCCATAATATTTACATCGGGAGATGCACTAGCAATTACGGGTGCAGCAAGTGCTCTTTATTTTGCTGTGCATAATATGAAAATTAATGTTGGGACTAATAATCAACCCAAAGAAACAGGGAATAAACAATGACTTTACCCACAAAGGCTGTCCTTATGAAACTCTGTACTAAATGTGGAGTGAAAAAACCCAAGGCAGAATTCAATAAAAATAACTACAACAAGAGCGGACTAACTTCTTGGTGTAAAACTTGTAATAATATAGCAGTTAAAAAGTATAAGACTACACCAAAGGGTAAGGAGACAAATAGAAAAAGTAATAAGAAATATAGAGACACACCAGAAGGCAAGGAGATAAAGAGAAAAGGGAAGAGAAAATATAATATAACCCCTAAAGGCAAGTTATCTGCGAGGAAAGCCCACCTAAAACGCACTTATGGTATTACTTTAGAGGAGTATGATACCATGTTAAAGGATCAAGAGTATGTTTGCGCTATTTGTGGCACTGATAAACTAGGTGGAATTGGTAGATTTCACGTAGATCATAATCATATTACTGGGAAAATTAGAGGGTTATTGTGTACTCGTTGTAATACTAAACTTGGTATTATAGAAGACGAGAAATTTAATAAACTTGCAATAATATATTTAAGTGGAGATTTATAATGCCAAAAGTAAATGTTTTAATCCCATATATTTTATTGTTTATTGGGATTGTTGCATTTGGTTTGTACATTTGGTTGACGCCTACTGCGCCTCCAATTTACATCCCTGGGCCAACATCGGTGCAAACCGTTTACGAACCCAAATGGAAAGACAAAGTTACGCCAGTGCCGTATTTAGTTCCAACTGGAGCAGTAATAGAATTTTTCCCAAAAGAACAATTGGCGACTGCTTCAAAGATACCAGATGCACCAGATAATACCATTGCTTTTGGCCAAGTTCCCAAACACTCTGGGAATACAACAGTATTTGCAACACTTAAACCAGGGCAGGATAATGTTTTAAGAGGTGGTTTGGAATATAGACAGGAGTCAACTCCTTTTTGGGGCTTTGATAGAGAAATACATGGTGGTATTTATTATGGGGTTATTGGACTTAATCAGATTGAAGGACAAATTAGGGCAAAACTATTACGAACGGGAACGATAACCTGGGGTGCTCAAGGTAGGGTGGGAATTGAGAAGGACGGAGGACGTTTGAATGGTGCAATATTGGTTGGTATTGAGTATTAATGATAGGAGGGTTGATTGGCTAATTTAGTTTTTCAGGGCTATTTTGGAACATCACCTTCGTGGACCTCGCTGCAATCTGTGGGGCAACTTATTGGGTTCTATGGTGCTGCATATGGTGATAGGGTAGCAGTAGATTCCTATCAATCGTCCACACATATTTCTGGGGCTGGTGGTGATGCATGCACTACTAATCATAATAGGAATGTTAAATATATTGCTGGTGGGCAGTTTGATAGTGGAAGTGGCACAGAAACACTAAATGATACAAATTTAATTGCTACTGAGTGTACTGTTCGAGTTTATTTATCTGGTGGGGCGCAATCTATAGCCGTGCAAAATGGAAGGATAGGAATATACGACGGGACGACTATCACTACTTTCGCAACAGACATTCAAGTGTATGCATTTGAACAAGGAGTTAGTGCCACTACTTGGACATCGATTAATAATGGCAGTACAACTGGTGGAGATAATCCAGGACAAAGGTTGGATTTGGGTGATAAAACCGCAAGCACTGATCATTATTGGTATGTGGCTATATCATGTTCGCCGTTAAGTGTAGGAGAAAAAACAAATTTTGGGATATTTTCTACTTTGGAATACTATTAAAGCATTAACTAAAAAGGAGAAATAAGAAATGGACAAGTTTACTAGGATTTTTGAAGCAGATATGCAGAATTCACTTGGTAATATCGAGGAAGCAGATATAAAAGACAAAAAGAAACGCCCATTGGGTGGCAAACTTGCTGCTGGTATGGTTGTAGGTGGACTTGTTGGTTCGACTGTTCCGCTCATTAAAGTAGGTGCACGTACTGCTAAAACTGGTAATTCAATAAAAACAGCACTAAAACAGCATCCCAAGATGACCACTAAAGTGTTAGAGCGGCTAATGAAAAATATGGGCAAAGCTGGTACTACAGGTGCTATTGTTGGTGGTGGGGCCACATATAGTGCCATGGTTGCTAACGCTTTACGTAAGAAGAAGGTTGCTGAATCAGCTATTGAAAATGTTGAAGAAGGTATTGGTAGCACTGTAGCAGGGCTTTTGGCTAAAGTTAAGGGATTAAAGGCAGTTAAACAGGCCGGTAATGTTGTCAATGATTTGAAAGATATTGCTAAGGCAGCTGGACCCAGGAATAAGTTATATAGAGGTATTGGAAAAACTAAGTTTGGGGCGTTAAAGGCCAATACTGGTGCTGTTGGTAGGGGTGTTACCAATACTGCTAAGGCTAATCCTTATGGTGCCGCACTTGTTGGTGGTGGTACCTTGGGCGCTGCTGGTCTTACTGCTTGGGGGCTAAAGAAGCCTAAGAAGTCAGTGTATGAAGCTGCCCCATTTAATTTCTCTAAGCTAAAGGACAAGAAAGATGGTGGTAAGGGCACCGAGAAAGATGGAACGACTCCCGCGCAGGAAGCTTTAGCTAAAGCTAAAGAAAAAGACAAGAAAAAGGGATTACCAGACTTTTTAAAGAATGGTAAGGGTGATAAAGATGATACTGGTGACGAAAAGAAAGATATGAAGGCTATGCATGGTAAGATGAAAAAGGGTGGTATGAAAGATGAAAAGGATATGAGTGTAATGGAAAAAATGAAGATGATGAAAGAAAAACATGGTGGCAAGGAGTAATATAATGTTATTTCCATTTACTATAGGCATACATGCTGCATTAGCCAAAACACGCAAGAGTGTCCCAAATTGTTTAGTCCAAGAAGGTATAGCAGAAAGTATCGCCAAAATTTTTAATATAGCAAAAAAGACTAAACCAAAGCCTAGTGTGTTATCTCCTGAGAGATTGGGTAAGGCTATGTACGCTAGTCCCAAGGCAATGGAGCAGGCTTTTAGATTATATGGGCTGAATAGTAAAACAATAAAAAAGGCCATACCGACAGCATTTGGCAAGGTTTAATTTGTAATAGTTACCAACACCATATTATGGTCAATTGGGGAAATTATGAGTCAAGATGCGTGGTTGGCAAATTTGAGTGATGGTACCACCGTTGTAGAATATTGGGCACCAAATGAACTTTCACCGTGGCTCAGATTGATGGAGTTATGTAGAAGTAATGGTCTATATTTAACTAATCTACGATTGACCATTTGTTCTAAAACAATAGCATTAAAGCCACATGCACAAGCATATTGGCAGGCGCATCAACGCACATTACTCTCTGGTGGTGGGGAAGTACCCATATCTAGAGGTATTGGGTTCGTCGATAATAATATTATAAAAATTATATGGGGTGTAAGGACTTCGACTGGTCAACCACATTTTTACCAAGAACAACGGCCAGTGGATAGAGAAAAATGTATTATATGGAAAACACACAAGATAGATGGAGGGATTAATGGATAAGGTAAGTATTCTCATACCTAGTAATAAAGAGATATTTTTATCTAAGACAGTTGATGATGTTTTTAATAAGGCACGAGGAGAATTTGAGGTAGTGGTTTACCTTGATGGGTATTGGCCAGATCCACCATTAAAAGAGCGGTCAAATTTAGTTATACTTCATGGAGATGTAGTTATAGGTATGCGTGGTGGTATTAATGCTGCTGCGGCTGCTGCAACTGGTAAGTATCTTATAAAAGCAGACGGACATTGTATGCTCGATGAAGGGTTTGATGAAGTGCTCAAAGCTGAATGTGATGATAATTGGGTGGTAGTGCCAAGACGTCGTTCGTTAGATGCTGAAAATTGGATTATTGATGTGACAAATAAGAAATCTCCTATAGACTACCATTTTCTTAGTTGGCCATGGGCTAAACCAAATGAATTAGGAATGCATGGGTCTGTCTGGAACGAGAGGGCTCGGACTAGGCAGCATATTTTACTTGATGATGAGATGAGTAGCCAGGGTTCGTGTTGGTGTATGACTAAAAATCATTTCACTAATTTTCTTGGTGGGTTAAGTGAAGTGGGATACGGTACATTCGTACAAGAATTTCAAGAAATTGGTAATAAGACATGGCTAGGTGGTGGCCAGGTAAAAATAAACAAGAAAACATGGTATGCACATTTACATAAGGGTAAGCGATATGGGCGTGGGTATTATATTTCACAGCGTAAAATGATTGAGGGGACATTATATAGTGCAGATTTTTGGACCGGGAATAAATGGGACAAGAGAGTCCATGATCTAGAATGGTTGATTGAAAAATTCTCACCTGTACCAACTTGGCCAGTGGATTGGCGCGAACAAATCCCTATTAAAAGAAAAGAATGTGGCTGGGGATGAAAGAGATCCAGTTATCACAAGGTAAAGTAGCGTTGGTTGATGATGAAGATTTTGAAATGCTTAATCGATATAAGTGGTCTGCAATGAGAGGAGCAAATACTTATTATGCATACACACATATTATATTAGAATCGGGAAAGCGAACCTCAATTGCAATGCATAGGGTGATCATGCAAACGCCCGTAGGGTATGAGACTGACCATCGTGATCGTAACGGATTAAATAATCAGCGGTTTAATCTTCGTATTTGTACGCATTCGCAAAATCAAGGCAATCGTAAGATAAGTACAAATTCATCATCTGGATATAAGGGTATTGTATGGAGTAAAAGAGACGCTGTATGGCAAGCTAGTATTGTGTATAGATGTAATAAAGTACATATTGGGTATTTTAAATCGAAAGATGAAGCCATTTTAGCTCGAAATAGTAGGGCCAAAGAATTGTTCGGAGAGTTTGCGTTATGAAATTTTTAGTAAGTAGTTTCACATTAGATTTATCAGGTGTACCTACATATACACTTACTCTTTATCGAGAGCTAGTAAAGCGTGGGCATGTTGTGCAGATATTTAGTCCACAGTCTGGGAAACTAGCTGTTAATATGAACACATATACAGACATTAGTAAGGTTGATAAGCCAGACATTATTATTGGGCAACATAGAGATTGTGTGCATGTAATGCGGGAGGCTTTTCCCGATGTTCCAATGATTTTTTCAGCGCATGGCGTAGAACCAAATGGTGAACAGCCACCAGATATAGAGGTTGAATTATATACCGCAATAAATGAAGAGACTTTTAATAATTTAGTGTCTAAAGGCATCTCACCAATAAATATAGCAATATTACGAGATTTTGTAGATACTGAATTATTTAGTCCTACTAGTAAAATAAGTACTAAATTAAAGAAAGTGTTGTTTATTAGTAATAGGAAAAAATGGAAGACATATGCGATTATTAAAAAAGCTTGTGAGATTTTAGATCTAGAGTTTAAAGCTGTTGGTTCACCTTATGGTAGAGCATACTCCATAGAAAAAGATATTAATGAGGTAGATCTTGTTATCGGGTCTGGACGAGCCATATTAGAGGCAATGTCTTGTGGTAGGGCTGTGATTAGTTTTGATAAGGGTGTTGGAGATGGATATTTTATAGATGATGTATATTGGGAAAGTCGTACTCATAATTTTTGTGGGAGTATGTGTAAATATCAATTTGATGTAAATAGTTTAATCAATGAAATAAATAAGTATGATCCCATACATGGTAAAATTAATAGAGAGATTATTTTACAAGAGCACAATGTTGAGCGTAGTGTTATTAAATTGATTTCTACATCGAGGAGGCTGTTGAATGGATACACTAAAATATATAGTCAAAAAGTATACCCTTCACTTATGGAAGGCGAAGTTGCCGATTGAAATACCAAATACTGACAGGGTAACTCTTGCAGGAGTATTTAATGAATTGGGATTTACTAGGGGCGTTGAAATCGGGGTTGAAGAAGGTAAATATTCAGCTACATTATGTAAAGTTAATCCTAATTTAAAACTTTATTGTGTTGATCCATGGCTTTCTTTTGATGTATATAGGAAACATTTAGATCAGGCTTATGTTGATAATCTAATGAATAATGCATTAACAAGACTTAGAGGGTATAATGTAGAGATTGTTAGGAAATTAAGTATGGATGCAGTAAAAGATTTTGAAGATGGCTCATTAGATTTTGTATATATTGATGGCAATCATAGACTTGAGTATGTAATTAATGATTTAGCAGAGTGGAGTAAAAAGGTACGTATTGGTGGGATAATTAGTGGACATGATTGGATTAAGATGGCTTATTCTTCAGAGCAAAAATGGCATGATCCGATGCAGGTAACATATGCAGTGCGTGCATTCACAGAAGCATATCATATTAATCCTTGGTTTTTATTAGGCACTAATGCAGTCAATCCAGGAGAAAAACGCGAAAAAATGCGATCGTTTTTTTGGGTAAAAGGACCGGATAGGTATTAAATATGAATACGATTAGGTATCTTACTTTTGAGATCAATCGTGTTTGTCCTAATATTAAAATGCATACGGATAGATGCCCAATAGGGCATCCAGAAAGATATAAATTTTCTACATCAAATATCATTATTTCTGATTCTATAATATTAGATTTTTGGAGATGGTGCAGAACTAAAGGATTCCGTGGGATCATCCTTTGGCATATGTATAATGAACCTATATTAGTTCTTCCACGAATTCGAGTTTTAAAGCAACAAATAAAGATAGAAGATCCTTTTCAACCATTTCAATTGACTACTTCAATAAAAGGAGATTATTCAGACTTTGATATAGTAAAAATAAGTGATTATGAAGGCGGTGCACAACTTGACAACAGAATAGAAACTAATACAGGTGAAGGTAAACTATATTCAGAAATGTCGGAGCGAGGTTGGTGTGGTAGGGGCTCGGGATGGGAGATTTTAATAGATAATTTTGGTAATTGGTGTTTATGTTGTGGTGATTGGCGATGTGAAGAGGCCATTGGTAGTATATGTAATACTGATTGGGAGATACTTTATACTAGGTGGATGGAGAAGAGAGCACGGATTAGATGGTATGATGAGGGTACCTATAGAGCTCTACCTAGGATGTGTAGGGCGTGTCTTGACAAGAATCCTACACTGTCTAGGCAAGGAGGTATTTAATGGAGGTACTTTTATCTGATATTCAAGATCGTTTTTCTATTTTATTATTAAAATGGATAAATGGGGCAGAAGTGAGGAAAGAATTGAAGGCGTATGCCAAGGAATGCCCCATCAATGATGATCTATTTGATTTATTACGAGTAAACGCAGATATTTGGACATTAGAGTCGGATATTAGACAAGGCAAAGAAGGCATATTAGGGTTAGAGGAAGTTGGTAGAAGAGCCCTAGCTATACGTAATAAAAATAGGGATCGAATTGAGATTAAGAATAGGATAAATTCTTTATCAAAAACATTCCCAGAAATAAAGATCAATCATGCCTCTCAAGATTGATGTTTATAGTGTTATGAGGAACGAGATTAAGATATTGCCGTATTTTCTTCGTCATTATGAGCAATTTGCTGATAGAATATTTGTATGGGACGACCAGAGTGATGATGGTACCAGAGAAATGTTAGCAAGGCATCCAAAAGTTGTTCTTTTAGGATTAACTCATCATGGTGCTAATGATATGTATTATGTGCAAAGTCTTTGGCCTCAGTATAGACTTATTAGCCGTGGATATGCTGATTGGGTGATGTGTGTGGATGCTGATGAATTCATTTATCACCCAAATCTTGTTCAGTTTTTATCGGAATGTAGAGAGAAAGGGATACAAAAAATACGATGTACTGGGTATACCATGCATTCCACAGAATTTCCTCATTGGAAATTTAAAGGACAGTTGTATGATTTAATTAAGATGGGATGGGCAGATAGGTGGTCAACTAAGACTGTGGTATTTGATCCTGCGATCCAAATTACTTTTACTCCTGGGAGACATCAATGTTTACCTTCTAGAAATATTATTACATATAAAAATATTGGACTAAAAATGCTTCATTATAGATATCTTGGTCCCAAGTATTTTAAAGATAGGAATATTAAAAATTGTAAATCGATGGGTATACCATTTATTAAAGAGAAAAAACATAATTTACCAGATGGTACTCATGATATTCCATATGAGTGGTATGAAGACAACAAAGATAAATTGATCAATGTAGTAGATCTATGAATCCAGATATTACAGTAGTTTATTATACTGCAAATCAAATTAATGATGTTGCTGCTGAACGTATTCGTGGTGATTTATTACGGAAGACTGAAGGATTGAGAATTATTAGTGTATCGCATAAGCCAATTAATTTGAGAGATAATATATGCGTTGGTAAAATGGAAGTAGGATTGTATAGTTTATTTACACAGGTACTTATTGGAGCACGTGAAGTAAAAACAAAGTTTATGGCTTGTGCAGAAGATGATTATTTGTATAGTTTTAGTCATTTCGAATTTATACCACCAAGCGATGATACGTTTTATTATGATACCAATAGATGGGGACTAAATCAAGATGGTAGGTATTTTTGGAGACTACGAACCATATTTGGAATGTGCATTGCGCCTACCCAGGCGATGATCAATACTTTAGAGAGTAAGTTTGATAAATATAAATCTTCAGACACCAATATGCTTAAATATTTTGGTGAACCAGGGAAATATGAGGGGCCGCTAAGAATACCATCAGTAAAAATGGAAAGGGTATATTTAGATGCACCAACTATTACATTTAATCATAGATTATCAATGGGGAAACGAAGGATGGTACGTAAGACAGATATTGTGAAGTATGAATTACCTCCTTGGGGCGACGGACAAACACTATGGAAGGAGTATATGTAAATGAATTTAAGCATACTTATCCCAAGTCGTAATGAAATTTTTTTAGGCCGCACAATACAAGATATTCTTGAAAACATTGGAGGGGATACTGAAATTATCGCGGTATTAGATGGGTATACTATCCCCATACCAGACATACCCAAAGACCCACGAGTGAGATTAATTTATAAGGACACATCCATAGGACAACGTGCTGCTACTAATTTGGCTGCGAGAGAGTCTAAGTCAAACTTTGTGATGAAGCTTGATGCGCACTGTGGAGTGGATCGTCATTTTGATCTTAAGTTAATGACTCCTTATTTAGATAACATACTAGATATGAAGACCACAACGATACCACGCATGTATAACTTTCATGTTTTCAGTTGGTCGTGCCTTGCTTGTGGAAATCGTATATATCAAGGCCCAGAGCCTTTAAAATGTGAGAAATGCCAGGCTGAATCTGGATTTGAGATGGTGGTTGTATGGAAACCCCGATGGAATAGATGTTCAGATTATGCTAGGTTTGATAGAAATTTAAAGTTTCAATATTGGGGTGCATATAAGACTAGGCCAGAGGCTCAAGGAGAGATTACAGATGTCATGTCTTCTATTGGGGCTTGTTGGATGATGCCACGTGAACGGTATTGGGAGATAGATGGGATGGATGAAAGGCATGGGTCATGGGGGCAAATGGGCACCGAATTAGCATGTAAATCTTGGTTATCTGGTGGGAGGCAGGTTGTTAATAAAAGAACCTGGTTCGCGCATATGTTTAGGACACAGGGTGGGTTTAGTTTCCCCTACCCATTATCTGGCAAAGATGTGGAGAAAGCTAGGGGACATTCGCGATTTTTATGGCATGAAAATCGTTGGCCAAAAGCTAAATATCCATTACAATGGTTGATAAATAAATTTTCCCCAGTACCTGATTGGGAGGCCCCAAATGTAGCAGGAGTTACAAAGGGTATTATTTATTATACAGACAATCACTTAGACTCAACAATTGCCAATAAGGTACAAGAACAATTAAATAAGATAGGTTTACCTATCGTATCCGCTTCATTAAAGCCCATCAATTTTGGGAAAAATATCTGTCTCCCCTTGGAGCGTGGATATTTAACTATGTTTAAACAAATTTTGGCCGCATTAGAAGCAAGTACTGCAGATATTATATATTTCTGTGAACATGATGTTTTATATCATCCAAGCCATTTTGACTTTACCCCTCCTAAAAAAGATACTTATTACTATAACGAGAATGTATGGAAAGTGGACAGTAATACTGGTAGAGCATTATTTTATTACACAAAACAGACTTCTGGACTTTGTGCATATAGAGATCTTTTAATCCAACATTATAAGGAAAGGGTTAAAAGAGTTGAAGCTGAAGGGTTTTCTAGAAAGATGGGATTTGAACCAGGTACTCATTCACCACCAAATGGGGTGGATCATTTTAAAC